GAAGACCTAGACAAATGCGCAGAGTATCATGTCGACAAGCACATAGTAAAGATGCCTCTCGAGGCAGCACAACTCTTATGTACTGCGATATGGATTGATGCCAAACTAGGTTTTGTACCCCGTGCGCTTGACAAGGACGAACGTGAGGTACTAAATAGTGAGAAAGCCAAGATTAAGCACCTACCGCTTGACCAGCGACCACTCACGCCCTACTTGCCGATGATGTATAATCATCCCTGCACGATATGGGTTAGGTCGAGCTTGGATAACTTTGAGTGGACTCATTGTTATGCTAACGCATTGAATGATGAGTACCACTATCGTTATGGTAAACAACACAAATCTATAGTAGAAGTAGTAAATAAACTACCTGAGCCAAAGAATATGCCCAGACTTGGATTTACAGAATTTGGACTAGCAATGCCAGATGACTTGAAAGATTATGAGAATCCGATACAAAGCTATCGGGACTACTATCATCTAGACAAAGCTACGTTCGCCGCATGGTCTCACAGAGACAAGCCTCATTGGTGGAGCGAAGACTACGCTGACTATGAGAAAAGGATAACAGCAACATGAAAATAGAAGTAAATGGCATGTCAATGGTATTTCCAGACAGCATTACAGAAGAAGAGATGCATGAAGCAATCAAGAAAAGATTAAACAATTTATACTTTACTAGACGACCTATTGTTGTTAGAAAAAGCAATGGCGAAGAATATAAATTATTAAATGGCGTAAGAATGCAAGGCAAGAGACACTCATCGTGAACTTGTCAGAATTAATAGCAGTGGCAGAGGAGCCTCCAAGAGTTATGGGAAAAGCAGAAGTAGTAAAACAAAACTTACAAGTACAACATGAAAAGGTTAGTGCTGAGATTGGCATACTAGAGAAAAAGTTAGCTGATAAAAAAGAGTACCTCGCAAAAATAGAGGGTGGAATAGATGTAGTTGATGAATTACTAAAATGATAGTAGTTGAAGACGATTTTTATCCAAACCCAGATGAGGTGCGTAAGAGCGCACTTGATATGTTTTTATACCCTGGACAAAAGGGTCATAAGAATATGTTTGCAGGTCAAAGAACTTTAGGTTCTTTTTCTACACAGAATAGACTATACTGTAAAAATAGAATGGAACAGTTAATCAATAGAAAGATAGTACAATTTCCATCAAGCAACAGTAATGCAGCCTTTACTTTAGGTAAAGAGTTTAACTCACAAGGTTTAAAGTATGATAACTGGGTTCATATGGACAAAGGTAATCATGAGAAGAAACGAAGCAAAGAACTACAGAGTCAAATGTTTGCTGCTGTTTGCTATTTATCTCCTAATGCTCCTAGAGGGCATGGGACTGCTTTGTTTAGGTCTAACAAGAACAACTCAAACTGGGTAACTCCAGAGTACACTTATAACAAAACAGTAGGTTTTAGAGGAGAGTGGCAGTACAGAGAGAAAGAAGAGTGGGAATTACATACTTATGTAGACAATCTCTACAACAGAATAGTAGTATATCCAGCAACTTACTGGCATGCCCCTTATAATGCAGGGTTTGGACATGATAAAGAAACAGGTAGACTAATACAAATATTCTTCTTTTACGCTGAGAAATCAGGAGTAGAAAAAGGATATGAACAATGTTAAGTCCTGATGGAAACAAGATTAGAGACTTAGAGAAAAGCGTATTAAATGACCATATACTTAGGTCTGAAAAGCATTATGAAGAATTAAAAACTATTCCTATAACTAATACTTTATGGGATAGACCAGTTAATCATGCCTTCGTATATACATTATACGGGGATGAAATGTATCTGACTTATCTTAGATACTCTATAATGAGTTTAAGATTAGTTGCGCCCGACTGTAAAATCATAGTATTTGCAGAAGCAAAAATTTGGGCAAGAGCAAAACAAGAACTTAAACACTTGATGTTTGAGTATGATATAATATATGTGAATGGTACTGCAGCTTGTTATAAACAAGTCATTGCATGCCATCGTTTACTAAAAGATTATAAACAAGCAACTTTTTTAGATGCAGACTTATTCTTTTTAGGAAAGAAAGGTAGTTTAACAAGACCTTTATCTATCATAAAACATATGATAAATAATGACCCTGAGTCTTTCGTATGGGCATTCTCTAGACAAGAGAAACCAAACGTATCACATACATTTATGCACAAGAGAGGCAGGTCTAAGACTTTGCATCCACATACATATGCTTGGGATATAGAAGAAGAACTAGGTATGGAACTACAGGATTTATTAGAGACTGATACCATATGGAATATATCTTATATATTTACTTTTTCTCCTAGAGCTATACAGACAGATGCTTACAAAGCATGGGCGTTGTACACATTACTAGATAATAATCATTGTGATGAAAGTTGTTGGTACTTGTGGGGCAAGAAACATAAGTGGAAAAACTATAGTTGGTATAGAGATGTAAAAGAATATGTATCTATCAGCTCTACAACACATCAGTCTGAGAAAGACCTTCACTTGTTTCAACCTATGTTTACAGATACTTTAGAGACAAAGACCCATAGAAAGCAAGAAACTTTCATGGCAATATTAGAAATAGAAAACAAATACAGAGAGTACATTAAAGATGACAGAATACAACAACGATAAGTTTAACGAAAGAGTGGCATTGAACATGCTAAAAAATCACATACTAAAAACTTATGACAGTCACTACAGTATGAATAAAATCCAGTCAACGGAGTTTATCTTTGACGCTGGTCATGGCGAAGGCTTCTGCCTAGGCAACATTATAAAGTATGCCCAACGCTATGGAAAGAAAGATGGAAGAAACGAGCAGGACTTATTAAAGATTCTGCATTATGCAATAATTCTACTGGGGGTAGAAAATGAGAATAAAAAAACACGAACAGATTACACAAGCGAATATAACCAAGGTAATTGAGTTATTAAATCCAACGGATGGTAGTAGACCTATTACCAAGAAGGAAGCTTGTGGTATACTAAATATTGCTTACAACACAACAAGATTAAGTAATATTATAACAGAATTTAACGAGACTATGGAGTTTCGTGCAAAACGAAAAGCACAGAACAAAGGTAAGGCAGCAACACCACAAGAGATTACAACCGCAGTAGCGATGTACTTGGAAGGAGCTACAGTATCAGATATAGCCAAAGGGTTATATCGTTCTCCTGCTTTCGTAAAAGGTATCATTGATAGAATTGGAGTACCTCAGAAGCTCTCAATGACAGACTATGAAGGAAGAAGGAACGCAATGCTACCAGAGCAGTGCGTATCTGAAGAGTTTAAGCCTGAAGAAAAAGTTTGGGCAATTAGACAAAACTATCCAGCGATAGTTAATAAAGAGATTCAACCTGAATTGGCAGACGAAAGAGGGTACAGAGTGTATTTAGTAAATACAATAGAGTGTACACAAGAAGATTTAAAAGATACGTACTTTCCATATCTAAGTTTTGCAGGTAAACAATATTGCCTAGCATCTTATGAGATGGGCAGTCTAAGACATTTACGCGAGTATATGTAAAAAGGAAAATTATGGAATATTTAGTAGCTATGTGGTTAAGTGCATGGGTAATACAATTGTGGACAATATTTAGACCAATGTTTTTATCACTACCGAAAAATAATATTGTAGTTCAACATAAAATTATCACGTTCCTAGTAATGGGAGTATTAGTACTTTTCTTAGTACCTTTATTATTATTACCAATGATGAGTGATACACATAAATTAAGATTTCAGAACAGTTTTCTGAAAGGATTATTAGGAGAATAAAATGGCGTATAAAGGAAACCCTTACTACGATGCTCTAGAAGCAAAGTATATTGCAGAAAAGAAAGAAGCACTAGCAGTACTACAGACATATTTTCAAAATTCAGTAGGGATTGGGGAACACTCAGACCTGTTACCTGAGTTTGATAAATGGATTAATAAATTAGCAAGTGCAGAAGAAAATCTACAAGCACTGGAAAGTTTGTGCAAGAACTAATACTAACCTATGAAGGTAAAGATATAGCTGTAGTAAGAAACAGCTATGAGAGAGCAGTAGCTTGTTACCTTCAAGGTATGGATTGGATTGGTTTTGATATTTGGTTAGCAGAAGGCAACTTACTAGACCAAAAGAAACTATATAAAAACTGTACTTACTTTATTGATTTTAGAGACTGGAAGAATGAGTTAGAGTCATTAGACTTACATCCGAAAGATACATCAGTTATGGCGGGTCTAAATCATATATCGGACTATAAGAATTGGTATACAATGAAAAGTATAACTTTAATGTACCAGCTGTATCATGATGAGATTAATCACTTCGGATATGACTATTAAAAAATAGTTCTTGACTCATGCTCAAAATTCTTGTATAATATATTTATATTAAGGAAATAAGCAATGAGCGACAGGTATTACACACAAATGCTGGAAACCACAGGTTGGTGTCCTGGCTACCGCAGTACCTACACTCTTGCCGAATACAAACAAAACTATAAACTAAAAAGGAAAAGAACTATGGCGTGGACAGACGAAAGTAAAGAACAAGCAGTTGAAATGTATACTGCAGAAGAACCAACTCCAGAAAACAGTATGGAGATTGTTAAGATGATTGCTGAAGAATTAGGCGAGAGCCCAAATGGTGTCAGAATGATTCTAACTAAAGCAGGTGTTTATGTTAAGAAAACACCAGCAGTCAAATCAAGCAGCGGTGGAACAGGTGGCGGTAGAGTCAATGTTGCAGCAGCTCAAGATGGATTGACTAAAGCTATTGCTGATGCAGGCGAAGAAGCAGACAGTGCTATTGTAAGTAAGCTTACAGGTAAAGCAGCTGTGTATTTCACAAACCTAATCAACAAACTTAACGATTAATACCCCTGGAATGTGGGTAGTCTTAGGACTGCCCGCACTTTTTTGCATCTAACAGAAAGACCTTGCAAGACGATACCATGATTGGACGGTAATAGATATTAACCTACCAACAAGGAACGCATGAAAAAAGACGATTTTGTTAAAAAAATTGATGACGCTGGTGATGCAGTAGTCACTTACAGAAGTCAGAACAGTCGCAGAATGAAATATAATGTCTGTACTAGAGACTTCGACAATAAATACATACAGGAGAAAAGAAACAGAGCAAAGCCGAATAATAATCAAGTATTATTATTTTGTTGGGACACTGATTCTTATAGACTATTATCTCCTGAAAGCGTAACTTCTATCTTACCTCTAGCGAGGATTTTGAAAAATGATAGAATTACATAACGCACCAGCTGTTTACGAAAAAGAAATAGGTTATAACGAAGCTAAACATGAAAAAATCTTCGTTATGGTCAATACTTTTCGTGAGACAGAGTATTTACATATAAGAAAGTACTATCAAGACTTTGACGAAGAATGGAAACCTACAAGGAACGGCATAGCCATGCCTTTAGATTTTAATAATAGTCGTGGATTGTTTGAGGCGTTAGTAGAGATTCTCTCGATATCAGAAGTCAAAGGAGTGCTAGAAACTCATTTTAAAGAAGTGTTAGACAAGATTTACCTATAGCACACAAAAATAATCCTTGACAAATCCTTAAAAATTCTGTATAATATTCATATGAATAAGACAGAATACCTAGAATATTGTAATCAAATGTATGCAGAAGGCACTCCTATATTGCCAGATGAAGTATACGATAGACTTGTAGAGAACACTGCTCTTGAGGAGCAAGTAGGTCATGCAAGTATTGATGCACGATATTCACACCCTTTCCCAATGTATTCACTTCAGAAAGTCTTTGTAGGAGAAGATGAAGAACCAAACTGGGACGCCAAACAACCAACTATTATGACTGCCAAACTGGATGGTGCAGCTGTGTCTATAACTTATGTAGACGGCATCTTCTATCAAGCACTCACACGTGGTGATGGTAAAGCAGGGTTAGATATTACTGATAAAATTAAGACTTTAGTGCCAAATGAAATATGGAGCAAAGGAATCAAACAGATTACTGGAGAAATCGTTGCCCCTAAAACAATACCAAACGCTAGAAATTATGCGAGTGGTGCTTTGAATCTAAAAGACTTAGAAGAATTTAAATCCCGTAACCTTACTTTTGTTGCATATGGAATCCAACCAGCCATTGGTGCTGAATGGACAGAAGATATGAACTTAGTATCAGGTATGGGGTTTAACGCTGTCACCAAAAGTGATTATCGTGAATTCCCTCAGGACGGTAAAGTTGTAAGAGTCGACTCTAATACATATTTTGAAACATTAGGCTACACATCACACCACCCTAGAGGTAGTTTCGCTTTAAAAACAAGACAGGCTGGAGTAGTTACTCGGCTCTTGGACGTTGAATGGAATGTCGGGAAGTCAGGTGCTGTTTCACCAGTTGCGATTTTAGAGCCTTGCACTATTGGAGAAGCAACAATAAGCAGAGCAACCTTACATAACATTGGATATATCGAGGCACTAAACCTAGAGATTGGATGTAATGTAGAGGTTATTCGTAGTGGAGAAATCATACCTAGAATAGTGAAAAGAGTATGAAACTAAGAGAGAAGATACAGAAAAAACTAGATGTACTAGAATACATGATGAAGAACAATGTGCATATTGCAGACCCCAACGGGTGCATGGAATACAGTTGCACCATCAGTAAGTTTTGGTCTGTACTCTCCGAAGAAGATAGAGACTTTATTCAAGGCTGTCAGTCTTCAATCGAAGATGGAAGCGAGTGGTAATGAGAGTATTAATCTTAGCAAATGGAAGAACAGGAAGTACCACATTAATGAAAGGACTTGCCAACGGACTTGGCTGTAATTATATAGCTGAACCTTGGAATCTAGACCTAGTAGATAACTTGCCACCTATACATCATGATATAGATTATCACAATCTTCCCGAAGATGTGGTTGTTAAAGTTATTGTTAATGTAAAACAATATCTTGGATTCTATATGTATTGGACGAACCGTCCTTTTGATTGTTCAGGTTTGGACTGGTTAGACAATGCAAGTGAAGCTGTATTTTGGTACAGGTTTGCACAAAAGTTTGACAAAATTATACTGCTAGATCGATACGATACCCAAGCAAAAGTAGTAAGTGCATTACACGCACAACACTACGAGTCGTGGGATGGTCAGTATGAATTCAAAAAAGAAATAATACCTCCCTATAAAAATATGAAAGAACTCTACATCAAGGAAGAAGTGAGTAGTGAACTTTTAAAATTGCTTTCAAGAAAATTAGAAGTTGATATAACATACTATGAAGAAATTTTCAATAATAAACAAAGGCAAAGTTATTTCGGTCTTCCAATAGATTCTAAAGAACTTTGTGATAATTTTTTGAATACTAAATATAGATATCAACGATGAGTGGCGGAGTATATAATCAAACCTTTTTCAACAACCATCCGTGGGAAAAAGAAAAAGACGGCATACTATACGGAATAGTACTGGTAAACATGCAAACATGGGAACGAGAAACAATAAAAGTAGGAATCGCAAAAGGGCGAACATTCAAAGACGCAGTAAAGCGAGGGCGTGGATTTACAAACTACGACATAAGAATACAGAGACTTTGGCAGGGGACGATATACGACTGCTGGAGATGGGAACAGAAATTACACAAGATGTATGAAAAAGACAGACATAAAACACAACACCATTTTGGAGGGCATACGGAATGCTTTGGCATGGACTCAAAAATCCTACACAGTTTCCCCAAGAAAAATGAAGTATTTAGGGATTAGTGAAGGATTCCATGATGCCGCAGTGGCACATATGGAAGACGATAAGATTCTATTTGCAACTCAAGCTGAGAGGTATAGTCGTGTCAAGAATGATAAACATCTTCCTATAGAGTTTAAGAAACTAGAATGTAATCAAAGTTTTTTCTATGAAGATACAGAGTTGAAAAATGCTCGTAGAATAGCTAGTGGCATGAAGCCCACAGATAATGGTAAGTTTATATCAAACCATGTTAGACATCATGAGAGTCATATGGCAGCAGCTTATTATACTGCTCCTTTTGTTCCAGATGTTACAGTAGTTATAGATGCTATTGGAGAATGGGACACAGCAAGTATTTGGGTAGACCACGAGAAAGTATGGAGTCGACAGTACCCTTGGTCACTAGGATTATTCTATAGTGCAATTACAAAACGAATAGGACTCAAGCCAAACGAAGATGAGTATATAACAATGGGCATGGCTGCATATGGTACACCTTGTATAGACATGACTAGTATAGTACATGAAAATCTACATAAAGGTATTCCTATGAAAAAATGGTTTTGGCAAACACCTGAAGATATTGCCGCTAGTGCGCAGTTGCAAATTGAATTTGAGATTGGAAAAATATTTGATAAGGCAAGAACGTACGGAGATAAAGTAGCATACGCTGGTGGCGTTGCACTAAACTGTGTAGCAAACAGTAAAATAAGAAACAAGTTTAAAGAGATGTGGATATTTCCTAATCCAGGAGACGCAGGTAGTGCATTAGGTTGCATACTTGCTAGTACAAAACAAAGGATAGAATTTAAAGATACTTTTTTAGGATATGATATTGATAGACCTATCAATCCTTATAAAGTAGTAGAAGAATTAATTAATAACCGAATGGTAGGAGTAGCAAATGGAAAAGCAGAGTTTGGCCCTAGGGCGCTTGGTAATCGCAGTCTTCTTGGCGATATCCGTTATGACATTAAAGACACCGTTAATGATGTCAAAAAACGACAGAAGTTTAGACCCTTCGCTCCCGCGATATTGGAGGAGTTTGTAGATGAATATTTTGAAGGGCATTGTAACGAGTATATGCAGTATGTTGCAAAAGCAAAACACGACCACAAAGCAGTCACCCACGTTGATGGAACTGCAAGAGTACAAGTGGTTCGTAAAGACAGCACCTCAGCATTACGACCAATACTAGAAGCGTATTACGAAGTGACGAAGATACCAATGTTATTAAATACAAGTTTAAATATAAAAGGGCAACCTATGGTTAACACATGGGAAGACGCCAAATTATTTGAAAAAAGATATGGAGTAAAAGTATTTTGAGTGAGTCAGTACTAGATTTAAATTATATAGATAATCCAGGGCAGTGCAAAAGATATACTAGCACAAAGCCTGACATGTATTTTAATGGAGACAGTTTTACACAAGGAATGGAACTACAAGATAGATTCAACGGATGCTATACGCATTTAGTTGCAGAACATTTTGACCAAACTTGGAGTAGGTCTTCTAAGATAGGTGGAGGTAATGACAGAATACTCAGAGTTACTAGTACAGATATGATACAAATGCCTAAGAAACCGAAGATAGCAATTATATTGTGGTCAGGACCAAACAGAGTAGAGTACCTAAATGACGAGAATATCTGGAGACAGGTAGGTCATATTAGGTTTGCATTTGATAAAAGAAACTTAGAAATAAAAAGAAGTGAAATATATTGTCACCCAGACATGACTAGACATCAGCACGATGGTTGGAAGAATTACATGAGATATTGTAGAAATATTAAATGGAATTTACATGAGACCCTTATGCAAATGATATATCTTAGACACATGTTAAATGGATTAGGTATTCCACATTTATATTACTGGATGAGTAAAGGACAGGTAGACTGTGCTATTGATTCACTAGATGATGTAAAGAAAGAAGGAGCTAATGTGGTCTGGGAACAGCAGTACAATATGAAAAAAGATGATTTCCTTAGAGAAATACCTGAACTAGCAGACGAAGGCTTCTATGAGTTAACTAAGTATAGAATACAAACAAAGTACGGGCCAATGGACCACCCCTTAGAAGATGGTCATAAGGCAATGGCGGATAAAATAATAGAGGATATTTATGATAAAAAATTGGATAAGCTCTTTAGTTAAAAAACTAAAGGCATTATACTTTCAGTGGAAAAATCGAAACATTGTGGAAGATACCCACATCTACGAGGAGTAGTAAATTTTGAATGTGGAAATTTTCCTGAGCATTTCAAAAATAGTTCTTGACAGATGCTTAAACTTTTTGTATAATATATTATATATTTGAGAGAGAAAAGAAATGACAACGATTACACCACCAACCAATTGTCCTTGTTGCGACTCTATTTTAGAGTTAGTCAATGAGCAGTTGTTCTGCAGAAACACAAAGTGTCCTGCACAATGGAGTAAAAAGTTGGAGTCCTTTTCATCTTCTCTTAAAATAAAAGGGCTTGGACCTTCAACTATCTCTAAGTTAGGTGTTGAATCTTTGCCCGAGCTTTACGAACTTACTGTATCAGATATACAGGATAGAATACAAAGTGAAAAACTAGCTGAGAAACTTTTTGATGAATTGCAGAAGTCAAAGAGTAGTAAGTTGATAGACATTCTACCAGCTTTCTCAATACCACTTATTGGTCGGTCGGCTTCTCAAAAATTATGCGATATAATATCAAACATCGAAGATATTAGCGAGAACAGTTGTACTGAGGCAGGTATCGGACCAAAAGCATCAGCTAACTTGGTAAATTTCATGGAAACAGAATTCTATCCTAACAGATACAAAGACACATTACCCTTCAATTGGAATAATAAAATTAATAAAAAGAAAGAGGTCACTGGTGTTGTATGTATTAGTGGTAAGTTAAAAAGCTACCCTACAAAAGCCCATGCTACTAAAGTATTAGAACAGTATGGATTCGTAGTAAAATCAAGTCTAACAAAAGTTTGTACTCATCTTATAAATGAGTCAGGCATTGAGTCAGCAAAGACGGAAACAGCTCGTGACCGAGGTGTTATTATAATAAGTAATATAAAACATTTAATTGGAGAAAATTAAAAATGGCATTACCAAAATGGACAGACGAAAGAACTTCAGAGTTAACTTCTTTCGTGGGCAGTGAGTCCCCTATCTCACAAACTACTGTTGCGTCAGCAGCAGAGCAGTTAGAAACTTCTGTAAGAAGTGTATCTAGCAAATTAAGAAAAATGGGTTTTGATGTAGAACTAGCTTCTGCTTCAGCTTCTAAGTCTTTTTCAGACGAACAAGAAGCAACTCTTAGCACTTTTGTGCAAGATAACTCAGGTTCTTACACATATGCAGAAATTGCATCAAACTTTGAAGATGGAAGCTTCACAGCTAAGTCAATTCAAGGAAAAATCCTTTCTATGCAGTTAACAGAACATGTTAAACCAGCACCTAAAGTTGAGACTGTAAAGTCATACAACGAACAGGAAGAAGGACAGTTCGTATCATTAGTTAATGATGGTGCGTTTATTGAAGATATCGCAGAAGCTATGGGCAGAAGCGTAAATTCAATCAGAGGAAAAGCTTTATCACTACTAAGAGCTGGTGAAATCAATGCTATTCCTAAGCAGAAAGAAACTAAAGGTTCTAGCAAAGCTGACCCTTTAGCAGGTGTCGACATTGACGGCATGACTGTTGAAGAAATTGCTGATGAAATCGGCAAAACAGTAAGAGGCGTGAAAACAATGCTTACTAGAAGAGGTCTACAATGCTCAGACTATAACGGAGCTGCTAAAAAAGATATAGGCTAATACCTATACATCGCGGGCGAGCTTTCCTTCGGGATTGCCTCGCCTTTTTTATAAATTAATAATTGTCTTGGGAGATTCAATTGACATTAGAAAGTGCATTACTAAAGCAAATACTTGCGCTAGGCGATTTCAATACTTGGAATGGTCTAAAAGAACACTACTTCCCTGAAGGTGAGTACCGAAAACTGTGGAAAATAGTAGACAAGCATGTACATAAGTACCAAGATTTGCCAACATTTGAAGATTTAAAACTAGAAGTCCGTTCAAGGGAACTTCAAGAAAAAATCTATGCCATTGAAACTGTGGAAACAGATGTTGCTCCAGAACTTTTATTAGATTATTTAAAAAACCAATTTACACAAAGTGAGATTCTTACAAGAATTGAAACTTTTGTAGACACTCAAATAGCTATCGGAGATGCTCGTGAAAACATTGACTTGTTGCAAGAAATTGTAGTACAAGTTGAAGATAGAGTAGAAACGAATGATGCCAACGAAAGTATGGAACATATTGAGTTATTTGATAGTGAGGAAGATTTAGCAATGGCTCTTCCACTAGGTCTGAACTCAGAATTCGATTTTGATTATAAGTTCTCTCCCAAAGACTTAGTAGTTATCGGTGCTTCACGAGGCAAAGGTAAATCACTTTCTCTATGTAATAGTGCTGTTTCTTCCCTTCAAAGAGGTAAGTCAGCATTATACTTTACTATAGAGATGTCTACTAGAGAAATACTACAAAGAATATGTGCAATGTCAGTCGGTGTTCCGCTTGGCAGACTAGAAGCTAGAAACCTTACTACTATGGAGTGGCATAAGGTAGCTGACTGGTGGGCTGCAAGATTCGAGAATGGAGACGAGGTTAGGAAAGAGTACGACGATCACCAAGATTTTGACAAGTTTCATTATCAATTGACTCGTAATCCGCTTCGTAAAGATGTTCCTCAAATAGACATCTATTATGACCCTTCCCTTACATTAGCAAAAGTTATCAGCGTAGTAAAACAAAAACTAGTAGAAGACCCTAATCTAGGGATTATCATAGTGGATTATCTAAACCAAGTTAAGCGCCATAACGCGCCTACTCGTGGAGGTCAGTACGAATGGACTGAACAAATAGAAATATCAAAAGGGTTAAAATCACTAGCCCAAGAGAGTAACGTTCTTGTTCTCTCAGCATATCAAGTAAATAAAGACGGTGAAGCAAGATTCTCTAAGGGTATTCTTGACGCTGTTGATGCGGCCTTTACCCTAGACCATTGGGGTGATGAGCATGATTGTGTAGAATTTAAATGTGATAAAATGAGAAGTGGAAAAGAAAAAGGTTTTATTACTAGAATGAACTGGGAAACATTGAGAATGGGACCTGAGACAGAGATAAACCCTGATACTAAAGAAGAAATGAAAGAGGCTCTAAGCACAGGAGAAAGTGCTTATGATATATAATCCTCTACAACAAAGAGTGTGTATTGGAGAAATACTCACTAAAGATTTATTAAAAACACTACCGCCTGTAGACCTTTGGAATGTCAAGGGGTGGTACGAGCGACAGCAGGATAGATTAGACATAAGACTGTACGCTTTTGTAAAAGATGTGTTGAGCAACGGGTTCGTCAACCCAGTTATAATATGGTATAGTGACACTGCAAAAGAGTTTTCTATACATCCAGGAATGAATAGGCTCATGCTAAATAGAGTACTAAATTTAGATATGAAAGCATGGGTAATTAGTTATGATGTAAACAACTACAGAAGACTAGGAAAACTATTCCCAGGTATTACTAAGTTAAGAACTGATATTAACGGGAACAGAGACATAAAACTAACTGCTCAACACAGGACAGATAACAGATTATACGAAATAGTATTCGATAAAGATAGAATACTACCACAGCTAAGAACCGAGAGTAATAGTGCAAAGTGGAATGAAGTATCAAGTAAAACAGGTTTTCATATATGGCACAACAATGAGTACATTGGTGCAGTAGGAAATGCACAAGACCACTGGAACGTAAAAGATGTTTCAGGAGTATATGAATTAGCACTAAAATATTATTTTAACAAGGAGACATCTAATGCTTTTATACACAGAAAGACAACTTAAATTAGCATACGAAAAGTATATACAAAATTTAATAACAACTAATAGACAAGGTATAGAAATACCCCTTCCAGGCTTAGAAGAGTTTAGAGATATATTTGAAGCCGAATGGACACAGAAATACAAGGAAATGGACAATGGCTTATGATAGAGTAAGCCGAGAGACAGCGGAACTAGTACCATTACCACCACATACATGGTACGTAAGAACAGTAGGATGGTTATTAGAACAAGAAAAAATAAAAGAAAACATAAAAAATGTTCCGCTTAATAAAAAGTTAAAGGACAGTTTGGCAACTGACGGAGTAAAATCTCCCATACTCTGTATGCCAAACTGGTACCCCATAGCAGGGAGTCAGAGGATGAGATGTCTTCAAGATCTCCCTGCGCTACATGGACAAGAGATAAGAGTATGTCGTTTTGACAAAGAGTGGTGGTTAGTGTTCTATCTATGGGAAAAGACAGAAAGAGATAGAATAGTAGCAATTTACTTCCAAATGCTAGAGTTAGTATGGAAGTCAATGTATTACGAAGATGCTACAGATTCAAAAGGAATAGACTACAAAGAATTTGAAAAAATAGGAGACGAGCTAGATGGCTGGAAACACAAACAAACCTGAGAATTATTTAGAAGGGGGACTTCCTGAATGGGGTAGTATGAGATTTAGTCCTCCATCAAGTTGGAATGTAAAACCTAATAGAGAATGGTTTGGACTAATAGGGTTTATAAACTCTTTAGATATATCTGATGGACACATGATAGAGGTAGGTACATACGCAGGAGAAAGTACTGCAATGTTTGCATCTAGTGGTAAATTTAAAAAGATTCATACAATAGACCCATATTTTTATGGGTGTGGGCATGAGGTATTTATGGAAGCAAAAGTTAACTGTAGATACTGGAATAACATAGAGTTTCATAGAAATTACTCTCAAAAAATTTCTAATAAATTTACAGACGGTGTATTTGATTTAGTATATCTTGATGGCGACCATAGAGGAGAAGCAGTAGAACAAGATTTAGAACTATACTGGCCGAAAGTAAAGCCTGGCGGGTATATGGGAGGTCATGACTACAATCCAGAGTATTGGCCTGAAGTATACAACGCAGTCAACAAGAAGTTTAAGGGAAAAATGATGCAAACTTTTGATGATAAATCATGGCTTATCCGAAAATAGTTCTTGACAACAATATAAAAATTTGATATAATATACATAATTATGATAGCAGAAGACTTATTAAGAGAGAAAAAGATACATTATGTCGTTAGTGGCAGGGATGCACTTATAAAGTGTTTGAACCCAAAGCATGAAGATAATTCTCCATCAATGAGAGTAGACAAAGTTACAGGAATATTTCACTGTTTCTCATGTGGCTACAAAGGTAATCTGTTTACACATTTTGGTGCACCAGCTTCTCCACTAGAAGTTCGTATGCACCGCATTAAAGAATCAATCAACAAAGTCAGGTCAGCAACTGTCGGAATCCAACTCCCAAAGGATAGACTGTCTTGGAGAGGTGGTGGAATCAGAAATATATCTGAGGAGACTCTTGCAATATGGGGAGCGTTCACATGGAACGTACCTAAGTTCGAGAATCGTATCATCTTTCCAATACGCGATTTAACAGGAAAGACCGTGGCATTGATAGGTAGAAGTCTGGACGACTTTAGCACTCAAAAGTATTATATCTACCCACAGGGAGTAGAGATGCCTTTTTGTCCAGCAAAGATAAAACCTATTCAAAACAGAGTTATATTGGTAGAGGGCATCTTCGATGCTCTTAACCTTTGGGACAAAGGTCTCAAGAATACAGTGTGCTGTTTTGGCACACAACAAGTAAACTGGGTTAAGCTTAGTTTATTAAAACTCCAAGGGATAACTGGTGTAGATATCATGTTTGATGGAGATGAAGCAGGCGAACTAGCTGCTGAAAAAGCAAAAGGTCTAGCAGAACAACTAGAGTTAAGTGCTAGAGTAGTAAAACTACGAGATAATATAGACCCTGGCAATTTAACAACGCCAGAGATAGAAAGATTAAAGGAGAAATTGTATGCCCACAAATAAAATTTGTAAAGTTTGTGAGTTTTCAGAAGAAGAAGTAAAAGAATATTGTCCTGAAGACAAGGGGTTTCCTGTAAGCTATGGTGATTTGTGTAGTGTATGTAAAAATGGCAGAAGTCGATACGGTTTAAATAGAAGAGAGCAGCTTGAATTACTTGCCTCACAAGATAACAAATGTAAAATTTGCAAAACAGAAGTTAAGCTGCATCAAGGAAGAGGCAAAGTAAGTGGACAAATAGACCACACCCCTGGGACAGGAAGAGGCTCCAGAGGACCAGGAACAGGTAAACCAGCAGACGTACGAGGAGTACTATGTTTTACTTGCAATAAGAATTTAAGCGACAGCGATATTACTTGGTTAAAAGCAGCTGTAAAATATTTAGAAGAACACGGAGAAAAAAATGGCTAAAGTAGCAATTATAGAAACAACAATGTCCAGTACTAACTGGAACAAGTACTTTGAGTTTGAACTCGACAGGTTTGCCCTGTGTTCAGATTCTAGTAAAAAGAAAATTTTAAAAAGAGATGTTGATATCGAAATCGATATTGATGCGTATGATTGGCTCATAGTTGTGGGTTCTGAGCCTTTCAAAATGTTTACAAAAAAGACATCAATAACTGAGTACAATGGAAAAGTTGTTGATTCTAAGTTTTTGGCAATAATCAATCCCGCAATGATAAAGTTCAGACCAGAAGCAAAGAAGTCGTTCGAGGAAGCCGTCGAGAGCATAACGGGATATGTTAGCGGAGAACTCAAACAACTTACGATACCGAAAGACAAATGTTACGGTATACAAGACACAGAAGAATTAAATGCGTGGCTGCAGAAAGCGTTAGACCACCAAGGGGATTTCATAGCCCTTGACTCTGAGACATCAGCATTGTACTGCCGTGATGGCTACATGCTTGGTTTCTCTATGTCCTATGAGAACGAGCATGGTATTTATGCAGATTGTGATTGTATGGATGAAGAATCCGAACGACTCATGCAAGAAATATTTACTAAAAAACGAGTTGTATTTCATAACGCTAAGTTTGATTTACAATGGTTTGAGTATCATTTCAACTTTGAGTTTCCACATTTTGAAGATACTATGCTCATGCATTATATGTTTGATGAAAGACCTGGAACACATGGTCTTAAAACACTAGCAATTAAACACACTCCATATGGAGACTACGAAGCAGAACTTTCTAATTGGATAGCAGACTTCAAGAAAAGAACAGGTATACTCAAAGATTCATTTGATTATAGTATGGTTCCATTTGAAGTTATGCGTAACTATGCTGCAATGGATGCGATAGTTACTTTTATGTTATTTGAAAAGTTTGAAAAAGCACTAAAGACTAATGACAAACTGTACGGAGTATATAAACATATTCTAGTAGAGGGTTGTAGATTCTTGAAGTGTATAGAAAGCAACGGAGTTCCTTTTGATGCTGTGCGTTTAGAGTTTGGTTCTAAAAGAATGGGTGAAGACATAGATAGAGCAGTAAAAGCTTTATATGAGTTCCCCGAGATTAAACAGTTTATAAAAGATAAAGGAGAATTTAATCCTAACTCAACATTACAACTAAGATCTTTGTTGTTTGATTATCTTGGACTTAAATCTACTAAAAGAACCGCAACGGGTGCGCTGTCAACTGATGCCGAAGTACTTGGCAACTTATCAGAAGAACATGACGTACCTAAACATATACTAGAAGTCAGACAGAAAGTTAAAATCAAAACTACATATCTTGATAAAATTATACCAAACCTTGATAGAGATGGTAGACTTCGCACAGGATTCAACCTTCACGGTACAACCAGTGGTAGATTGAGTAGTAGTGGTAAACTGAATATGCAACAGCTTCCAAGAGACAACCCGACAGTAAAAGGTTGTATCAAAGCAAAGGCTGGACATAAAATAGTTGCAATGGATTTAACAACAGCAGAAGTATACTGTGCGGCTGTACTTGCAAATGATGTCGGACTTATGAATGTATTTAAGTCTGGCGGTAATTTTCATAGTACGATTGCGAAACAAGTATTCAGACTGCCAGGGGACGTTGACGACATAGCAACAAACTTTGGTGCGCAAAGACAACAAGCAAAAGCTGTTACCTTTGGTATCATGTACGGAGCAGGACCGAAAAAGATTAGTGAACAAGTAACAAAAGATAGTGGAGAGTATTTCAGTATGCAAGACGCAGCGAATACTATCAAAGACTATTTTGAGGCTTTCCCTAAACTTCGTGAATGGTTAGACAATCAAAAACAATTTATTCAAGCGAATGGATTTGTATATAGTAGGTTTGGCAGAAAGAGAAGATTACCTGATGTGTTTTCACAAGATAAGGGAATCGCCTCACATGAAGTACGTAGTGGAATTAACTTCTTAGTACAATCAGTTGCATCCGATATTAACCTTATGGGCGGTATAGATATGCAAAGATATGTAGAAAAGACAGGTATGAAAGCGAAGATATTTGCACTTGTTCACGATTCCGTACTAGCAGAAGTACCTGAAGATGAAATAGAACATTACTCAGAAAAACTTCAAGAGTTTATACAAAAAGATAGAGGATTATCAATCCCAGGCGCTCCAGTTGGATGTGACTTTGATGTTGCAGATGACTATTCATTAGGAAAGTTTGAGAAATTGTATGCAAATTAATTTTGAACCAGACTGTGATTATATACTAGAAAAATCTTGTAACTTTTATGAGAGAACACCCTATACAAATGTCAATGTTGGTTATAGTTATGTAGACTATATAGACTCTAGTATAAGAGGATTTTTGGGAATAGACGTACAACAAATCATAGCAGAGAAAAGGGGTGAAAAAACATTAACACTAGGCACTACTCATCAAATGGGACTAGGAGAATTAGTAGCTTCACGAATAGAATGGAGATGGGAATACTCAGGCGCTCGTTATTATCCAGTAGGTGCAAAGACTTGCATAGAGTGGGATTTACGAGAGAATAAAGGCAATATAATAAACCTAGAATTAGGTAAATCAATTAGAACTGTACAACCTGAACAGGTATTTTTTTGTGCTTACGGAAAAAATTCCTATGACCAAGTAACAAAGTTTTGGGAAAAAACATGGATGCAGAGAAGAACTGAAAATGATTAAATATCCAGTTTATGTAATACATGAAGAACCTGAAGAACAGGATAATCTATTGTGGCTTAACGACCAAGTTATTGATGATAGAAATATGCTAGGAGAAACACTAGGCATAAGAAGATTACAGACTCCAATGAAGAGTATATATCCTCTTAAGTACCAATGTGATGATGAAGTAGCAATGTTAAAACACAGAGGAAAACATTTTGTAGATTCTAACGGATGTTACTTCTATAATGAAAAGCTTGATACAGCACCTTTAAAGTATCACAAGATTAAAAAAATTATTAAAAAAGACGTGGCAACAGTAGTATGGATTAAGGATGTTCCTTTTCCTTTTGCTATTGCTAGACCACCAAGAGTTGAACAAACATGGGCAGGTATTCTATACAAAAAAGGATTACCTTATGCTATATGGGAGTTTGCTGAAGAAAGGAAAAAAGATACATGGCGCAAGATTTAGACAAAATGGTAAAAGCACTGGAAGAAGGAATAGTACTAGTACAGTATGAAGACCTAAGAACAGGAGAAACAAAAGAAAGAGAGATGACTTTAGTACCTGAAAATACTAGAGGTATGGATGCACGTGCGTTAAATGACGGAGACAAACTAGGTGGTAGAATACTTATGTTTGATGTTGAATTTTGCAAATGGGCAGACATAAGAGAAGATACAATTATAGACTGGAGAAAGTATTAATGTGCGGTTTTGTTGTAACAACTGAAAACAATTTAGCTGATAAATACATTGACGCACAGAGATTTAGAGGTCCCGATGCTCGTGGTGAAACTATAAGGTATATGCACGATTTAACTTTTGCGCATGTACTATTAGACATATCAGGAGAAAATGAGGTACAACCTTATATAACTAAGAAGGGCAACATAATGGTATTCAATGGAGAAATGTATGACTCTAATATACCCAACGATACTAAATTCCTAGCTGAAGGCTACGAGAAGTATGGTTTCAAGTTTATAGAGTTCGGAAATTGGCATGGTTCTTTTTGTTTTATGGACTACAAGACAGGCATATGTGACATTGTTAGAGACCATTTTGGGGCAAAACCTTTATGGATAAAAAGCGACAATGGAGGAATATCAGTAAGTACAAGTCTTGCTAGTTTTGTTGGTGCGAAACCTAAAGAACTTAATAAAAAGTTTTTATCTAATCCTATTTGGTCAGGTTCAGACTCACCTTTCAAGGGTATAAGAAAAGTAGAACCAGGGCAGCTTTATCATTATGACACAAAGAAATGTGTATTAAAAAGAGGTGATAATTTATGGTCAGGATATAGAGTAAAAAATAATCCCTTTGTAGAGGAACAGTTTAAACATGAACTTGTAAAGGGAATACAAAAAGTAGCAAAAAATAAACAAAAAACAGCTATATTTTTAAGTGGAGGACTAGACAGTACCTGTGCTTTGGGTGTAGTTAAAGATATGGGGTTAGACTTAACTGCATACATTTGTGCATATTCAGAGGAAGAAGGAGTAGAGTATAGACAAGACATATTTGCCAATGAAGCCGCTCTTGCAATAAAGACTTGTAAAGAGTGGAATGTTCCTTACAAAGTAGTAACTCTAACTAGAAAACAAAGAGATGAGTACGGCAGAGCATGGATGGAGAAAAATAATTATCTATGGAATGATAATAATAGAAGAGCTCCTAGATATGCACTTGCAAAAGCAGCATCTGAAGATGGGTGTAAAGTTGTACTGACAGGGGATAGTGCAGACGAGTTTTTTAGTGGGTATCAACATCACTCCAAAAGATTTACAAAAGGGTACAATGCTAAATGGATAAAAGGCTTTTGTGAGAATCAGTCTTGGGTTCGTAAAGAAATATTTAAAGGAGATAAAGACGGATTCAATTCTACTTTATTTATGGACTTAATGATAACAAGTGAAAATAATGTTTTAGCCGCTGACCAGACTTGCGGGTTATTTGGTATGGAAAGTAGACCTGTATTTTTAACTCAAGAATTTGCTAGATATGTGTATGAATTTGAGGGAAAAACTAAAATGAAACTACATAAAGACTACGTTACAGGCACTTATAAGTACTTACTAAGAGTAATAATGAAAGATTATATACCTAAACATATACAAGATAGAAAGAAAAAATGTGGATGGTCTAGTCCTTGGGATAACAACTCTAAGATGAATCAAATACACAATCAAAAAATATGGCGAAAATGGACAAAACAATAGGGTTTACTTGTGGAGCATTTGACTTGCTACATGCAGGACACATAGTAATGCTCAAAGAAGCAAAGGATAACTGTACTCATTTAATAGTAGGGCTACAAACAGACCCTAGTATTGATAGACAAGAGAAGAATCAACCTGTACAATCAGTGTTTGAAAGATATATACAGCTAAGAGCAGTAAAGTATATTGACGAGATTATACCCTATGATACAGAACAAAGTCTTTTAGATTTACTAGAAGCAACACCAATACACCTTCGATTTGTTGGAGAAGATTGGACAGACAAACATTTTACAGGAAAAGGATTACATGAGATTTTTTACACTAGTAGAGCTCATTCTTTTTCTAGTACGAGTTTGAGGAACAAGATAAATGAAAGCAGTTCTAAGTAACAGAATATATATGAGTGTAACTAAAGAGTTACATAATTCTATCGAAAAAGAGTTGACTTATACTATTGCTCCACGTATACCTTCTGACCCTCCTTTAGTTTTTAAAACAATTCGTTTTATAAAAGAAGGTTTGATTTCTATACCTATGGGAAGAATAGATTTAATACCAGATGATTACGAAATAATCGACAAGAGAGTTACCTCGCCTATAGAACATGCAAAATTTAAGTTTGATTTACGACCAAGCCAAAAGAGGGTTTATGATGAGATTGAAGACAACGCAATAGTTAACGCTTGGGTAAGTTGGGGAAAGACATTTACAGGTTTAGCTATCGCAGCGAAGCTTGGTCAGAAAACATTAGTTGTTACTCATACTACTAACTTGCGTAATCAGTGGGAAAAAGAAGTAGAAAAATGCTTTGGAATTAAACCAGGCAGAATAGGTAGTGGAGACTTTAATATTGACGCTCCTATAGTTATTGGGAATATTCAGAGTTTATACCGAAAAATGGACGACATAAAACAAGAATTCGGAACACTGATTTTAGATGAAATGCATCATGTTAGTAGTCCTACTTTTACTAGAATTATAGATGAAATGCCTTCTAGATATAAGGTAGGGTTGACAGGAACATTAGAGAGAAAAGATGGAAGGCATGTAGTTTTTAGAGACTACTTTGGACATAATGTTTTTAAACCGCCTAAAGAAAATTATCTTATTCCCTGTATACATATAGTCAAATCAGATATTAGATTTCTAGATGGTTCATTTACACCATGGGCAGAAAGAATCAATGACTTAGCATACAAAGAAGAGTATGTGCATAGTGTTGCAATGATAGCCTCTAAGTATGCAGCTCTAGGACATAACGTATTGGTTGTTTCTGATAGAGTAATGTTTCTAAAAGCATGTGCTAGATTAGTAGGGGATAATGCAGTATCAATTACAGGAGATATGGATTTCAAAGAAAGAGAAGATACAATGCAATTAATAAAACAAGAAGGAAAGAATATATTATTCGGTACACAGTCTATTTTCTCTGAAGGCATATCACTAAATGAATTAAGTTGTTTAGTACTAGGTACACCAGTAAACAATGAACCTCTACTCACACAGTTAGTAGGTAGAGTTATACGAAAAGTAGAAGGCAAACCACAGCCTATTATTGTGGATATACATTTAAAAGGCAAAACAGCAACTCGTCAAGCAAACGCTAGAATGGGTTACTATTTAAAACAAGATTACGAGGTAAAAATACTATGAAGGAAATACAATTAAACATAGAAAAAATGAGAAGGTCAAAGATATTTTTGGCAACTCCTATGTATGGCGGAATGTGTCATGGCATGTATACAAGAAGTTTAGCACAGACTATTGGTACTGCTGCAAAACACGGATTACAGTTACAATTATACTATTTATTTAATGAAAGTCTCATAACAAGGGCTAGAAACTATGCAGTAGCAAACTTTTTAAAGTCAGACTCTGAGTACTTATTATTTATTGATAGTGATATATCATGGGAAGACCAGGATTTATTATATATGTTTCATTTAATGGTAGAACAGCCTGAGAAATATAGAATACTTACAGCAATGTACCCTAAAAAAGCTATAGCATGGGAGAAAGTATTGCATGCCGCTAAGTCAGGAGCATATGATAACAACCCAGCGGGTTTAGAGCAGGTAGCAGGAGATATGGTATTTAACCCTCTTCCTGGCATATATGAGAATGATGAAGTTCCAGTGTACGAACCAGTACAAATTAAAGAAGCAGGTACAGGTTTTATGATGATTCATAGAAGTGTGTTTGAAGAAATGGAAGCAGTAATGCCAGACAGAAAGTACACTCCTGACCATATAAGAGAAGGTATAAGCTCTGAGCAAATAACTGCTTTCTTCGATTGTGTAATTAATGAGGAAAATAGATATCTAAGTGAAGATTATATGTTTTGTGCTAATGCTAGAACGTTAGGTATTAATATTTATACTCTTCCATTTATAAACTTAACTCATACAGGAAGTTATATCTATAAAGGAAATTTAATAGAAATGGCAAATGCAGGAGTTCATGCTAGTATAGACCATACAACAGCAGAAGAGCTAAGAAGAACTAAAACATCAGGTAATAATAGACCAGAGGAAAATAGTTCTTGACACAAGTCGGAATTTTTGTTATAATATGTTACTATTTAATTGGAATAAGATAATAAAAGTAAGCAAAGGAGATATTGGTAAGATAATACAAATACTTCGTATAATTACTTATAAGATTCAACCAAAAAATTACTATGATAAAACATTTGAGTTTTATCAGCATCGCTTCGGCGGAGAGTCATATCTTCTAAATCCGAAAGATTTACTCGAAGTTGGACGTACATTTAGTGATAGAGAAGTTGCAGAGTATGCAGGTGTCGCATCCTTTCGCAATTATCACAACTATGTAAATACTAAAGACACCACACTAGAATGTCTGCTATCACCGATATCAGACGAAATTATAAAAAATAACAGACTGCTCGATATAAAGGAAGGTCGGATTACCTTTATGTTTGAGGAGACAATGGAGAAATAATTATGGCTATAGGCTTTAATACAACAAAGGGCTCTGCCCAAAAAAATAAAATAGAAACATATAACTACGCAGGTAAAGAAGACCATCATGTAAGACTGGTGGGTGACCTATTACCTAGATATGTGTATTGGATTAAAGGGGAAAACGGTAAAAACATTCCTATGGAGTGTCTATCTTTTGATAGAAATGCGGAAACCTTTAACAATGTAGAACATGACCATGTTCGAGACTTTTACCCTGATTTAAAATGTGGATGGAGTTATGCCGTTCAGTGCATCGACTACGCCGATAAATCTATAAAAGTTCTTAATTTAAAAAGAAAGTTATTCGACCAAGTTATAGTAGCTATGGAAGAGTTGGGAGACCCAACCGATCCAGTTACTGGTTATGACATTCATTTCAAAAGAAAGAAAACTGGTCCACAGGTGTTCAACGTAGAATATCAACTAGCAGTTTTAAAATGTAAGCCGAGAGAATTGGAAGACTGGGAAAAAGAATTGACTTCAGGACTTAAGTCTATGGATGAAATTCTTGTAAGACCTACTGCAGATGCGCAGTTAGAATTACTTAGAAGAGTCACTAATCAAGAAGGCGGGGAAGTATCAGAAGATATATCTAGCGAGTTTGACGTTTCATGATTTTATATACAGCAGACTGGCATATTAAACTTGGACAGAAGAATGTACCTGTAGCGTGGGCTTGCTCTCGCTATGAGTTATTCTTTCAACAAGTACAGGAAGCTGTAGATAATCATGACGTAACTCTTCATATCATTGGCGGGGACTTGTTTGATCGAGTCCCTTCAATGGATGAGATTACTCTGTACTTTGACTTTGTAAAAAGACAAACAGTAGAGACAATTATCTATGATGGCAACCATGAAGCCACTAGAAAGAATCAGACTTTCTTTGATAACTTAAAGAGAGTAACCAATCAACTTAACCCACTAGTAAGTGTGGTTACAGAAACATACTATAAAGACGACTGGTGTATACTGCCTTACGCAGATTTACACAGAAAAAATAGTATAGAAAATATAGATGCAGATTATCTATTTACCCATGTGCGTGGAGAAATACCGCCACATGTTATGCCCGAAGTAGAACTAGAAAGATTTGATAAGTTCAAGACGGTTTTTGCAGGAGACTTACATGCTCACGAGAATACTCAACGAAACATTGTATACCCTGGAAGCCCTATGACTACATCATTTCATAGAAATATAGTTAAGACTGGATATCTAATTATAGACGACAATTGGGACTGGACATGGCATGAATTTAACTTGCCCCAGTTACTAAGAAAGACTATTGAAGACCCAGCGGGTATGCAACAAACAGAATTCCATCACACTATTTACGAAGTTACAGGAGATGTACAGGATTTGGCCAAAGTCAAAAACTCAGAACTTCTTGATAAGAAAGTAGTAAATAGACAAGTTGATGCACGACTAGATTTGAGTGGAGACTTATCTATGTCGGAAGAATTAATTAAGTATTTGCAAGAGATATTGTCTCTTGACGATGAAAAAGTAAAAAACATTATAGGAGTATTCAATGATTATTCTTCAGAAGTTGAAGTGGGATAATTGTTTCTCATATGGCGAAGGCAACGAGTTAGACCTTTCCAGAGATACACTTACACAACTAGTCGGAACAAACGGCGTAGGTAAATCTTCCATACCTTTGATATTGGAAGAAGTATTATTTAACAAGAACAGCAAGAATGTTAAAAAGGCAGATATAGCAAACAGATATGTTAACCAGGGTTATGATATTAGTCTCGACTTTACTGTCGACGATAGCTTATATAGTATTGATGTTAGTAGGCGTACTAACCTCAAATGTAAGTTAACAAAAGATGGCGAGGATATAAGTTCTCATACAGCATCAAACACTTACAAAACACTCGGGGAAATACTGGGTATTGATTTTAAGACATTTTCGCAATTAGTGTACCAAAACACAAACGCTTCATTACAATTCTTAACAGCAACAGATACGAACCGTAAAAAGTTCTTAATTGACTTGCTAAAGTTAGATGACTATGTAGCGTACTTTGATACATTTAAAGAGGCAGTACGTGTTGCTTCAAGTACAATTACTAGTGAGAATGCAAAAATTGCAACAATTGAGAAATGGTTAAAAGATAATATTCTCGAAGATAGTTCCATACTTGAAAAGAAAATTCTACCAAAAATGTCAGAAGAAGACGAACAATCTTTACGTTCTTTACAAGTAGACTTTGAAAATATCTCGGAAAAGAATAAAAAAATAAATCTGAATGAAAATCTCAAAGAACGCTTAAAAACTATAGACCTTGACAAAGCAAAAAATAACTTACAAAGGTTTCCAAAAGAACAGCCTTATATAGAGGAGTTAGGACAAGTACAAACACTTAAAGTAGAGTCTCTAAATGAGGAAAGTATGGTAGCTAAATATAAAGAACTAGCTACACAAACAGACGCTGAGTGTCCTACCTGTAGTCAACAGATAGACAAAGAGTTTGTAACAAGTCAATTAGACAAACACAGTACTAAATTGATTAGTATAACGGAAAAGCTGATAGATCAGCAGGCCAAGACAGATAGAATAGGGAAAGAGAATGAGATTAATAAACAAGCAAGGAAAGATATCAAGCAGTGGGAGGACCTCTACAGGTCTATCGACTATTCGCTCCCAGAACAAGCAATTAATGGCGAAGAAGTCGAGCAACAGATTACGGAACTTCGTGCAAAAATTACCACTGTTAGGTCGTCTCTTCAAGAGGTCATAGATGAGAATACTAGAAGAGAAAGACATAATACGAGAATTGGAATCATTCAAGAGCAAACAGACCAATTTGAGACAGACCTTAGCGAGTCTCAGTCTAGACTTGAGAGTGCAGAAAGCAAATTGGCGATACTTGAAACACTTAAAAAAGCTTTCTCAACAAACGGACTCCTGGCATACAAAATAGAGTCTTTAGTAAAAGAGTTAGAAATTCTTACAAACGAATATCTAGCAGAGTTTAGCGATGGCAGATTCGCCATCAATTTTGTAGTGGAGAACGATAAATTAAATGTGGAAGTCTCAGATAATGGCAATATTATTGACATTCTTGCTCTTTCTAGCGGCGAGTTAGCTAGAGTAAATATTGCAACATTAGTATCAATTAGAAAGTTAATGACTTCAATTAGTAGAAGTCAAATCAATGTTCTTTTCCTTGACGAAGTAAATCAAGCTTTAGATGAAGTTGGAAAAGAAAAAGTAGTGGAAGTATTATTAAAAGAAGAAAATCTAAATACTTATATGGTATCACATGGTTGGACTCACCCATTACTAGAGAAAATAGAAATTACAAAAGAGGATAATATTAGTTATCTTGAATAGCAACACAAAAGTATATCTTGACATGAAACTTATTTTCTGTTATAATATATATCTTATGGAGAAAAAATGAAAGTAGAAATTTATAGTATACCAAATTGTACTTATTGCAAGAAGGCTAAGTTTTTAGCTGACCATGTAGATGAAGTAACAGAGGTGTCATATAAAATGATTGGCGTAGATTTTTCTGCGTCTGACGTTAGGGAAAAGTTTCCCGAAGCAAGAACCTTCCCACAAATACTAGTAGACGATAAACATATCGGTGGCTATGTAGAGTTGGAGAAGTTAATTGGTTAATAGCAGACAAAAAGGAAATAACGCAGAACTTAAAGTAGCAGATATGCTACACAGAATAACAGGAGAGTCTTTTGTACAAACTCCTGGATCGGGTAGTGGTAAAATAAAGGGAGACTTGATGGTGCCACACAAAGATAATTTATTCACAATTGAGGTTAAATTCTATAGAGATATGGCATTTAATCACAAGATATTTACTCAAAAAAGTAATACCTTCGTGGGTTGGTGGGAAAAACTAGTAGTACAGGCCGAGCAAATGCAGCAAGAACCTTTACTTATATTTAAAGAAAACCACTCACGATGGTACGTGGCAACGACAAGAAAGCCATGTTACAAAAAACATATGTATATTAGTTGGCTGGGGTGCTATGTTACCTTTGCCGAACAATTTTTAGAAACACAAAACCTGGAATTTACAAATGGCGATACAATTTATGAACCATGGAAAAGCGACCCCGAACGGGAACTTACTGATTGTTGATGGACTCAATCTAGCTTTTCGATGGAAACACCAAGGCACTACAGACTTCGAATATGAATATGTTCGTACTGTACAGTCCCTTGCAAAGTCCTATAACTGTGGAGAGATAGTCGTCTTAGGCGATGGCGGTAGTAATTATCGTAAAGAAATCTATCCAGAGTACAAAGCAAATCGTAAAGAACGATATGCAGAACAAACTCCTGCTGAAGCAAAAGAATTTGAAATGTTCTTAGCAGAGTTTTCAACTACACTTAAAACTTTATCTCGTAAGGGTTATCTTACACTAAAGTATTCAGGCGTAGAGGCTGATGATATAGCCGCACTTATCACACAGAATCGAGAGCAATTAGGTCTCGATGAGATATGGATGGTGTCATCAGATAGAGACTGGGATTTACTAGTCGATGGTAACGTAAGTAGATTTTCTACAGTTACTAGAAAAGAAACAACACTCCTAAACTGGGACGAGCATTATGACTTTGACCCTGAGTACTTTTTAACATACAAGTGCTTAACTGGAGATAAAGGAGATAACGTTCCTGGTGTTGATGGAATCGGGCCTAAGAGAGCCACACAGATTATTCAACAGTATGGAGATATCTTTGATATTATGGCGAGTTTGCCAATGGAAGGAAAATACAAATTCATTCAGAACTTAAATGAGTTCGGAAGTGAAGGGTTAGAAGTTGGTATTAAACTCATGGACTTAACTTATGACTTAGACGGAGCAGTCTTAGGTCATGCACAAGAAATTATAGGATTAGTAGAAGATTATGTCAGTAAAAATTGATTTTAGTAAAGATAGTCTTTTAGATACGTTTGCATTAGCAACTCTAAAAGATAGATATATGGTAGGTGATGAGACGTCACCTCAAGAAGCTTTTGCTCGTGCTGCAATGGCTTTTGCAGATGATGACGACCACGCACAAAGGTTATATGATTATGTAAGTAATTTATGGTTTATGTTCGCTACTCCTGTACTTTCTAATGGAGGTACTCGTAGAGGCTTACCTATAAGTTGTTTCTTGAATTATGTAGATGACAGTAGAGAAGGAATAACAGACCATTTTGTAGAAAATGCGTTCTTGAGTTCCTTTGGCGGAGGTATAGGCGGCACGTGGAGTGATGTAAGATCTATGGGAAGTAAGACTTCTAAAGGTTCTGAAAGCACAGGTGTTATACCTTTCGTAAAGGTTGTAGATGCAGAAATGTTGGCGTTTAGCCAAGGAGTAACTAGACGGGGTAGTTACGCAGGGTATCTACATATTTCCCACCCCGAAATAGAGGAGTTCTTAGATGTTAGAAAACCTACTGGCGGTGACACGAACCGTAAGTGCCTTAACCTTCACCACGGGATTGTCATATCTGATGCTTTCATGGAGCTCATACACTCAGCTTCAAAGTATCCTGATTTCGATGATAGTTGGGATTTGGTTGACCCGCACTCTAATGAAGTAAAGAAAACTGTTTCAGCAAGAGCTTTATGGGTAAAGATACTACAGAATAGAATTGAAACAGGAGAACCTTATGTAATGTATGAAGATGCAGTTCAAAATGGATTACCTGAGTTTCAAAAGAAAAAGGGATTAAAAGTTCATCACTCTAATTTATGTAGTGAGATTACTCTTGCTACTGACGAAGAGAGAACAGCAGTATGTTGTCTTTCTAGTGTAAATTTAGAGTATTATGATGAGTGGAAAAATCATCCTTCATTCATACCTGACTTAGTTAGAATGTTAGATAATGTATTAACGTACTTTATTGACAATGCACCTAGTCAGCTTGATAAAGCTAAGTTCAGTGCTTATAGGGAGAGAAGTATTGGGCTTGGTGCTATGGGTTTCCATGCGTATTTACAACAGAACGGTGTTCCATTTGAAAGTGCTATGGCAGGCAGTATTAATTTAGAAATGTTTGCTTACATAAAAACTTTTGCAGATGAAACCACTAGAAAATTAGCAACAGAGAGAGGAGCTTGTCCAGATGATGATTCTTGCACAGTAAGAAATGCTCATCTATTAGCTATAGCTCCTAATGCAAGTTCTAGTATTATATGTGGAAACACGAGTCCAAGTATTGAGCCGTTTAGAGCCAATGCTTATACTCAAAAAACAAAAACAGGAAGTAACTTAGTAAAAAATAAATACTTAGACAAAATTATAAAAGAAAAAGTTACTCCTGCAATGTACGACGAAGTTTGGTCTAGCATTATTGCTAACAAAGGAAGTTGTCAACATCTAGATATACTAGATGACTGGGAAAGAGATGTATTTAAAACTGCGGTTGAAATTAATCAATCTTGGATTATAGAACATGCTTCTGTAAGACAAGAGTTTATATGTCAATCACAAAGTGTAAATTTATTTTTCCCGCCTGATGTTAACAAAGGAGAGTTACATAACGTTCATATGTTAGCATGGGCAAAAAATTTAAAAACATTATATTACTTGAGAAGTGAAGCTATCAGTAGAGCTGATAATGTATCTAATCAAGCCAAAAGAGAGATAATTTTTGAGCAATCAGATTGTCTAAGTTGCGAGGGATAAATGGCAAACTTACTAGAAGAAAGAGAATATTATAAACCGTTTGATTACGGGTGGGCATTTGAAGCCTACAAAAAACAACAACAAATGCATTGGATGCCTGAAGAAGTAAGTATGGCTGATGATATTAAAGACTATAATCAAAATCTTACAGAAGATAATAGACAGTTAGTAGATAACATATTTAGATTTTTTACACAAGCAGACGTAGATGTTTGCTGTGGATATGCTAAACATTATTTACCAACTTTTAAAGCACCAGAAGTAAGAATGATGTTAGTATCATTTGCTGCTATGGAAGCAGTGCACCAAGATGCATATTCATCTTTATTAGAAACGCTCGGTAAATCCGATAGTATATATAAAGAGTTTATGGATATACAAGAGATGGTAGAGAAACATGAGTACCTATCTGACTTCAATATGAATGACCCTCATAATATTGCCAAAACTATGGCAGTGTACAGTGGGTTTACAGAAGGAGTACAGTTATTCTCATCATTCGCTATACTATTAAACTATCCTAGACATAATCTAATGAAAGGGATGGGACAGATTGTAACATGGAGTATTCGTGATGAAACATTACATGTCGAGTCTGTGTCAAAACTATTTAGACAGTTCATCTCTGAACATCCAGAGATATGGACAGACAAACTAAAATATGAAATCTATTGTGCTGCTGAAAGAGTAGTAGAGTTAGAGGATAAGTTTATTGATATTTGCTTTGATAAAGCAGATATACCTGACTTAACCGCCAAAGAAGTAAAAGAGTATATTCGTTATATAGCGGATAGAAGATTACTAGGTTTAGGCATGAAAAACATATTTCACAGTACAGCTAATCCTTTACCTTGGATTGATGTACAAGTAAACGCAGTTGAGCATACCAACTTTTTTGAAAACCGTGCTACCGAGTATGCTAAGGCAAGTACACAAGGAAACTGGCAGGATATATTTAAATGAGCAAAGAACAAACCATCAACATTGACGGTATTGACTATCCAATAAATGAGTTAACAGACGAGCAGAAAGCTATTGTTACTTCCATTGGACAAGGAGATATAGAGATAGAAAGATGTAAACATCTTATAGCTATTTGTCAAACAGCTAGACAGGCTTACATTAATGATTTGGGAAACCAATTAAGTGGTGAAGTCGGTGAAGAAGAAGTTTAGATTTTACATATTAACTACTGCATCGGGCAGGTATACGGATTGGGATAATAGAGTTGCTGAAACTGATTGCAACTTCAAAAGTCTTAAAGTTCACTTTGATCCTAGGTGGTCAAACATACAATGCAAAGATGCAGTAGTAGTAGTAAACACACTAAGTTCTAGCTACAATAAAGTAGTAAAGAACTGGTGTATAAGTAAGGGAATAGAATGTCATATAACGGAATGTAACAACACTCCAGGAAAGGGCAAGAACGAATTACTTAAAGTATTTTTAGACTCCAAAGATGACTATATGGTACAAATTGACGGAGACGACATGTTAACCCCTTATGGGGTTGATTTGTATAAGAACCTAGCAAATCAAAAAGCTCCAGATAGTATAATAATATATCATCAATGGTCTCAACAAATTACTAAGTATGGTCAGCGTTTTTTTACACGAATAATGAACAACCAAGACAGACCTGCTAATTACAAAAAAGATTTACAATTTTTCTATAAGTTTGTATCTCTTGCTGCTAAGTACCAAAAAGATTATGGTAGAAAAGTTAAAAGCATGGGCGGTGTAGACAAGGTATGCCACTTATACGCTAAGTATTCAAATGACATGCACGAGCTATGTAGAAAGTATAATGAGAAGTATTTTTCTCATGTTACTAATCAACATATGGTAGACAACCACTGTAGACCTGTATGGTACTCTAGAAAAGCAGCTGAGTACAGATTTGATGAAGAGATGAGAATAGGAGAAGATACACGCCTATATCTACAACTAAAAACAGCACACTTTAAAGGTCTGTTAAATGTGGTAAGATTAAAAGAAGTTCCCTGTAGCTATGTCTATAACAATATACATGGAGGTATAGTAGCAGAAGAATCCAACGGTATGACTAATATGGATTGGATGAAAAAATTTATGGATTTACTAGCAGAAGATGTAAAGAACGGAAAAATAGGTGAGTACCCAAATTTACCCGAACTACAAGTCGCAATTCCAGAAGAAGTAAATGATTACTATATCACACAAGAGTTTAATATAGAAGACCTCGACCCATCTAGTGAAGAATACAAAAATATAAAGATGTGCGATGATACTAGAAAAGAACTAAAACAAAGAATAAATTTATTAGAAGATCAAATGACTAAATTAGGAAGAAAGTTAATACTTGACATAAAACCTAGCGGAGCAACTTATGCATTTATGAAGAATCCTTATTTAAAAAATATATACTTACTGACTCCTATGGAGCATAAAATGGAACACTACTTCCAAAAAAGGATAATACTATGAAAATTTTTATTGGGTATGAATCAGCATACCCCGAAATGTTTGATGTATGCAAAAAAAGCATACTTCGTTACAATTCTAGTCATGAAATCATACCACTCAAAAAATCGGAAATATCCGAATATACTCGTCCTTTTCAGAACGAGAGTACAGAGTTTGCCTTTACTCGTTTTCTAGTACCACAGCTCTGTGACTACGAAGGCGAAGCTTTATTCTGTGATGGAGATTTCTTATGGCTCTGTGACCCTGAAGAAGTTATGGATTATTTTTCCGATGAACATACAGTTCATGTGGTAAAACATCCTAATTTTCTCGTTCAAAGTAAAAAAATGAAAGGCAAGAAAAATCATAGTTACCCTAGAAAGTACTGGTCTAGTCTTATGCTTTTTAATAATCCTAAGTGTACAGAACTTACTTATGATTATATAAACCAAGCCCCAGCGGGTGCATTGCATGAGTTACGATGGGCAGATAGTATAGGGGGAATTCCTGCGCAATATAATGCAATGGTAAATTATTACAAATTCAAGAAACCAAAAGCACTACACTTTACAGACGGTGGGCCTTGGTTAAATATAAACGAATGTTCGGAGATGACAGCAAAATGGGTAGAACTTTACAAGAGTTAACAGAAAATAAAAACATAGTACTTGTGGGAAATTCAGTCGAAATTCTACAGTATGATTTGGGAGAATACATAGAGAGTTTTGATACAGTTGTGCGATTTGGAAAAGGAGTGCCTGAAGATAAATTGCAACAACATATAGGAAAACGTACAGACATATGGGTTACGGGCTGGTTACGAATGAACTTTCATCCTGCGTTTGAAGACGCTTATCCTCTGTTTAATCGCTGTCGTATACACCTCGACAAATACCCAGACCATAGAGGTCCGCCTCCTTGGGGACATGATAACGATATGTTTAATGATGAGGAGTTAATGAAAATATTTGAATTGGTGGGAGCAAAGAACGGAGTAGCACCTGGTGGTGGTAGACCGAGTGCAGGTTTTCTTGGTATATTGTTTTTCTTGCAGAAGTGCAAATGTAAGAGTATAACTTTGATTGGTTTTGATTTCTTTGCTAAGAAGTTACCGATTAAAACAGGAGGAGATTATCCATCAAGTTGGCATATGCCAGTAAACTCAACAAGTAAAAGTCCTCACAATCCTAATGAAGCTAAACTAGTTAAAAAGTGGGAACAAAAAGGTAAACTACATTGGAAAATTCTTTCCGACCTAAATGACGAAATGTTAAAGTTTTCCTAATCTATATCCAACTTCTATTAATTTTCTTGCAGTTTGTTTTTGTCTATTTGTTTTATATGATAAGTTTTCACATACTCGTGCATTCCTAAAGTTAACAGGAATTTTAGGTATAAGTTGAGCATATAACTCCCAAGGAGTTGATAGTTGAGTTCCTGTACTTACTTTAGCATAACCATTTGATAGTGCCTTTGTCGGTAGTGCTATACTCCATGATTTTCTTAACATCACATTATAGTTTATATATTCTTTTGACGGTAGTGCATCCCATTGTATTAATAAGTCACTCTTACCATTCATATATCTAGGAAGTACTCCATGTTCTTTTTCGTGTAATTTTGTAAAGAAAAACTGATTTGTTGTAGCTAGTACTCTGCTATCATAGTCATTATAGAATCCTCTAGAATAAAATAATTCATTATCATTTAGATCTTTGAGTAAGTCGTAATTCAACATAAAAAAGTCAGTGTCCCAGTTTGCAGGCATGTCTGCTTTAGCAAAATCTAGTATTCCATAATAAGATGCAAATTGCTTGTGTCCAACAAATACTTTCTTTCTAGATAAGTGAGATAGTTTTGTTTGGAAAAAAGATTCGTTTGGTATTTCATCTGTCCATCCACTCTTTAAAAATATTCTATTGCCACCTGCATAAAGTATTCTTTTGTGTAGCCCTTTATCTTTCCAATGTAATCTAAGATGTTGAATAGCTCTAGATGCATAATCTTTTTTCCAATATGCTTCATATATCCTTACATTTGGAATATTGTCAAATATCCAATTAATTGGTAAGTCGGCATAGTGTTCTTCCTCCACATAGAGATGTAGACGATATTCTTCGTCTTTATCAATTAAAGAAGCGATAGTAAAATAACTCCACTCTGGCTTCCATGTATGTACTAATTCAATCATTTTGTATGTTTCCTATAATCCCAAAAATTATTTATATATAAATCTAGTCTTTGTTGTGCATCCTCATCGAATGAAAATATCATTCCTGAGTTCCTTGCTGAGAATATTTTTTCGATTGCTTTGTACCCATTTGTACTTCCACAAGCATGATAAATACTTTCATATGTTAATAAACTTTTTTCTCTTTCTTTTTTTGAGTAGCTTATCATTCTTAAGTTTTTCTTAAGTAAGAGTGCGATAAGTCCCATTTCACTATTAGGCATTGTTGCTACATTAGAACACTTCATAAGTAATTCCATGCCTCCACTTCTTTTATCTAAAACTTTATCTTTTCCGAACTTTCTTTTAAATTTAGCAACCATTAAATCGGTGGTAATTGGATGTGGTTTTATTACATACCCTTCGTCTATACATTGTTTTATTCTACCCCAATGCACACAAGTTTGTTTAGTTAGTAAGTTTGTTCCTGGAGGAAATACAACTTTATCATATTCTTCTTCAGTATATTTTAAATGATACTTATTTCTTAAATTATTTTTAATCTTATCTATTCTAGCAGTATCTATTTCTATATCTGAATCGGCAATTACACGCATCAATTTATCATTTATGAGTACAGAATTTACTCTTAGATATATACCTGCACCCAAAAAATCTGTGTATAACCAACTTCTAATAGTTCTTGTTTCGTTAGTGTTAAACCACAAATCATAATCAAAATTAATACCTTCTCGTTGTTCGGGTATTAATTCTTTCTTCATTCTAGATAACTCATCTAAATCTTCTTTAGGTCTAGTGCAAGATCCTGACTTGTATATATGAGTACTAAAATCTCCTAACTCCTCTACATTAGAGAGAGGGACTAATTTACCCATTTTTTAAATCTCTAATTTGTTTTTTAAGGTCTACTATATGTACCTCTTGTTCTTTTAATCTTTCTTCAAATTGATGTATTGAGTCAAAAAGAGCTTGTCCTAAGCTTTCTAATTTATCATTAACAAATCTAGGAGTAATATCCTTATCTTGTAATTTCATTGTTTTTCCTTTGGTTAGTTATTATTCTGTCCACTGATTACCATCCCAGTAGGACGCGCTAAACGCATCTGCACTAGATACTTCGGTGTCGAAGATTGTTCCAGCTGCTGATGCAGTAATTCTTTCAAATACTACAGTTGAAGTATCAAAAGTAGTTGTAGTTGTAGGTGTCGTTGTTCTTGTTGTATCTGATAGTCTACTTGTTTCAATCGTAGTGGTAGTAGTTCTACCTGTTGCAAATACAGTAGTTCTAGTTGTATTAAATACTGTTGAAGTTGCAAATACAGTAGTTCTAGTCGTGTCTGTAGTCCTTGAAGTATTGAATGTAGATGTAGTACTTCTACTAGTTTCTGTACCTCTACTTGTTAACGAAGCTCTTGATGTATTAAAGGTAGATACTGTATTCTGTGAAGTAACGGTTCCTCTACTTGTGAGGGATGCTCTAGACGTCTCAAATGTAGAGACTGTATCTCTGACTGTAACTGTACCCCTAGTTGTTTCTGATAATCTAGAAGTATTGAATGTAGATATTGTACTTTTTGAAGTAAGTGTATTTTTACTTGTACCTGTCGTAGTATTAGTATTGAACGTAGTTGTAGTACTTTTACTTGTACCTGTGCTTCTAGTTGTAAGAGTTCCTTGAGTAGTAGCGTATGTTGTTGTAGTTGCTCTACTTGTAATAGTTGCTCTTGTTGTATCTGTTGCTCTTGTTGTATTAAATACTGTACTTGTAGCTCTACTAGTTTCTGTTGCTCTTGTTGTATCTGATACTCTGGAAGTATTAAATGTTGTGTCTGTTGCTCTGCTTGTTCCAGTTGTTCTAGTTGTATCTGATAGTCTAGTAGTATTAAATGTTGTGGTTGTACCTCTGTCTGTAACAGTTCCTCTAGCTGTGTTAAATATTGTAGTTGTAGCTCTGCTTGTACCTGTACTTCTTGAGGATAACCTAGAAGTTTGATATGCTGTTTCAAACGTAGTAGTTCTGCTAGTATTAGTAGTTTGTGACGTAGTATAACTGGTTGACTGTGCAGTATTACTTGTTCTACTTGTATTAGTACTCTGTGTAGTAGTATAACTAGTTGACTGTGAAGTATTACTTGTTCTACTTGTATTAGTACTTTGTGTAGTAGTATAACTAGTTGATTGTGAAGTATTACTTGTTCTACTTGTATTAGTACTCTGTGTAGTAGTATAACTAGTTGATTGAGTTGTACCTGTTCCTCTACTTGTATTAGTATTTCGTGTAGTGGTAAATGCTGTAGCATCTACATAAGATGTTGTTATACTCGTGTTGGTACTTCTACTTGTAGTAAACGCTGTGGCATCTACATAAGATGTTGTTATACTCGTATTGGTACTTCTTGTTGTAGCAAATGATGTATTATTTGTAAATCCTGTGCTTATACTCGTATTGGTACTTCTTGTTGTTGCAAATGATGTATTAGCTGCAAAGGTTGTTGTTATACTTGTGTTGGTACTTCTACTTGTAGCAAATGATGTATTAGCTGCGAAGGTTGTTGTTATACTCGTATTGGTACTTCTTGTTGTAGCAAATGATGTATTATCTACATAAGCAGTTAATCTACTTGTATTTGTTGAGTTTGTAAAACCTGTGTTATCTACATATGCTGTTACTCTTGCTGTGTTAGTATTTCTTGTTGTAGCTTGAGAAGTATTATCTGTGTATGTTGATACTCTCGCAGTATTTGTATTTCTTGTTGTAGCTTGAGAGGTATTATCTGTGTATGCTGTTGTTCTAGCAGTGTTTGTATTTCTTGTTGTAGCTTGAGAAGTATTATCTGTGTACGCAGTTAGTCTACTTGTAGCAGTATTATAAGCTGTACTTCTTGTTGTACCTGCTAAATCTTCTGTTACTCTTGTTGTATTATTTGTAAATGATGTACTTCTTGATGTATTAGTTCCAAATGAAGTTGCATTAGTAAAGCCTGTATTATCTGTGTATTCTGTTGTTCTTGCTGTGTTAGTAGCAAATGATGTACTTCTAGAAGTATTTGTACCTCTAGCTGTGTTAGTAGCAAATGATGTATTATCTGTGTATGCTGTTGTTCTTGCAGTATTTGTGCTATTAGTAAATCCTGTACTTCTTGACGTATTTGTACCTCTAGCTGTATTAGTAGCAAATGATGTACTATTTGTAAATCCTGTACTGTTTGTAAAACCAGTATTCCAACTTGTGTTTGTGTTTCTAGAAGTATTGTTCTGGAATGCTGTATCAGTATTACTTACTGCGTAATCAGTAGACTCCGCAATTACCTGTACATAACCACCACTATAAGTAAAGTAAGTGTAGGTAAAAGCAGTTGTTGTTGTTCTTGCAGTATTTGTTAAAAAAGATGTAGAGGCAAATGAACCACTTGCTCTTACAGTATTAGTATTTCTCGCAGTATTTGTATTTCTAGCGGTGTTATTTGTAAATCCTGTATTATCTGTATACGCTGTTGTTCTTGCAGTGTTAGTATTATTTGTAAATCCTGTACTTCTTGATGTATTTGTACCTCTTGTGGTATTGTTCGTAAAGCCCGTATTAGCTGAAAAGGTTGTTATTCTAGAGGTGTTATTTGTAAAGCCAGTACTTCTAGAAGTATTTGTGCCTCTAGCTGTATTAGTGTTTCTAGTTGTGTTTGCAGTAAAACCTGTAGCTCTTGCTGTATTAGTTGCAAATGCTGTTGCGTATGATGTATTCGTTCCAAACGATGTATTTCTTGTTGTGCTGTTTGTAAACGTTGATGTTCTTGATGTATTAGTAGCGAAAGCTGTATTGTAAGATGTACTATTTGTAAACCCTGTACTTCTTGATGTATTAGTAGCAAAAGCTGTATTGTAAGATGTACTATTTGTAAACCCTGTACTTCTTGACGTATTAGTAGCAAAAGCTGTATTGTAAGATGTACTATTCGTGAAGCCAGTACTTCTAGAAGTATTTGTGCTTCTTATAGTATTAGTATTTACAGCTGCCAATGCAGTGTTTCTACTCGTATTTGTACTTTGAGTAGTAGTATATGATGTATTTACAGCAGCTAACGCAGTGTTTCTACTCGTATTTGTACTTTGAGTAGTATCATATGTAGTATTTACAGCGGCCAATGCAGTGTTTCTAGAAGTATTTGTACTTTGAGTAGTATTATATGAAGTATTTACAGCAGCTAACGCAGTGTTTCTTACAGTATTAGTACTTTGAGTAGTATCATATGAAGTATTTACAACGGCCAGCGCAGTATTCCTACTTGTATTAGTATTTTGAGTAGTAGTATAATTAGTATTTACAGCTGCCAATGCAGTGTTTCTACTCGTATTAGTATTTTGAGTAGTTGTATAACTTGTACTTACTACGAAAGTAGATACAGTATCATACGTTGTATCTCTTGTAGTAGCAAATGATGTGTTGTCTGCATAAGCAGTAACAGTACCAAATGTTGTTGTTCTCGTTGTGGCAAATGAGGTATTGTCTGCATAAGCAGTGACAGTACCGAATGTTGTTGTTCTTGTTGTAGCAAATGAAGTGTTATCTGCATAAGCAGTAACAGTACCAAATGTTGTTGTTCTTGTTGTAGCAAAAGCTGTATTGTTAGTAAACTCACTAAGTCTACTTGTAGAGATTACTGTATCAAAGAATGTTGTAAAAGTAGTAGTAGTTTCATACGCAGTTGTTGTAGTTAAATTAGTCTCAAATGTTGTAGTAGTAGTAAAATCAGTTGTAGTCGTAAGTGTTGTATTAAACGTTGTCGTTGTACTAAAGGTAGTAGTTGTATTATACGCTGTAGTTGTACTTAAGCTAGTCTCAAATACTGTTGTAGTTTCAAAAGTAGTAGTTGTATTAAATGCTGTAGTTGTGCTTTTACTTGTATTAAATGTTGTTGTTGTGGTAAAAGTAGTAGTCGTATTAAACGCTGTAGTTGTACTAGTATTAGTATCAAATGTTGTAGTTGTGGTAAAAGTAGTAGTTGTATTAAATGCTGTAGTTGTACCCTGTGTAGTATTATACGTTGTAGTAGTATTAAAAGCAGTAACAGTACTAAATACTGTAGTGGTTGCAATTGTTGTGTTAAATGTTGTGGTTGTATTAAACGCAGTGGTAGTAGTAAAATCAGTAGTTGTAGTTGTGTTTGTATTAAACGTTGTTGTTGTATTAAACTGCGTTGTAGTTGTAAAATCTGTAACAGTAGTAATTGTTGTGTTAAACGTTGTGGTTGTATTGAAAGCAGTGGTAGTAGTAAAATCAGTAGTTGTATTTACTGTTGTAGCAAAAACGGTAGTAGTTGCAAATGTAGTTACTAAATTAGTTTCAGTACTTCTAGATGTATTGAACTCTGTTACTCTGCTTGTATTATATCCCGATACTGTAGCTACGTCTGTATCAAAAGCTGTAGTTGTATTGAATGTTGTAACAATGTCATTTGTGTTTGTAGTTCTAACAGTTGCTGTGTTTCTAGCAGTTTCATGAACCGCAGAGAATGGGCCAGCTAAGTTACTGTTATCATTTACATATACTTCATTGACCCTTCGTATTGTTCCGCCATCATTGACTGCAAGGAAGGATATCTGACGTAGTGTACCACTGTCATTAACATATATTGCCATATCTTAACTCGAATAAACAAACCATACATGACCGTCACTCGTTCCAGTAGTATTTGTTGGTGCTGTTGTTGTTATTGTAAAAGGCAATCTAGCTTTTGCTATGATTCCTGAACCAATCTTATTTGTCGCTACTGCTCCCTCAAAGTTTCTACTGGCATCAATTACATCACTACCATCAATTTTTAACCCTGCGTCTTCGATATTAAAGTCTAATTTTTGTCCCATGTTATACCTCTATTGTTGTCCTTATAAATTTAAATGCCATACTATCTGTACTTGCTGGCGTTACTCTTAACCTTATATTACCTGATACTAAGTCTGCATCAAATGCTGCCTGTGCTCCATTTTCAAATATAGATGCGTACTGTGTTAAGTAAACATCTGAGCCATCATGGAATAATAAAATTTCTATTGCTTGAAAATCTGTGTCTGTTGTATTATGTACTTGTACTAAGTACTTAGCAGTTCTAAATGTAGCTGCTGCAAAAGTGTCTAGTGTAAATTGTGCTGTTGCTGAAGAAGTTCCTGAACCTACATCCATACCAGCTACTTCGTCTATATGAAGTTTTTGTGGTGGATTAGTGTCTTGAATACCTATGCTACCTGCTACATTTACTTTATTAGATGTGCTTCCACCAAACCCTAAATCTCCTCCAAATGTAATACTTCCTGTCATTGTTTTACCACCAAGTGCTGCACTTGATAATTGTGTTGTTGTTACAGAATTATTTGCAATCTCACTTGATCCAACAGCGTTTGCTGCTATTTCACTTGAACCTACATTGTTAGCGGCTATTTTAGAACTTGTTATTGCATTGTTTGCTATTTTAGCATTTGTTACATTTAAGTTAGTGATATGAATAGTATCTACACTACTGCTTACTATCTCTGCACTATCTACAGAGTTACCTGCTAGTTCGTTTGAAGTTATTTGATTAGTGCCTATTTGTGTGCTAGTAATAGAGCCATCTGCTATTTTAGCTGCTGTTACACAGTTATCAGCTAGTTCATCTGTTCCTACAATACCGTTTTGAATTATGCCAGCTGTGACCGAGTTAAGTGCTATTTCGCTTGTTCCGACAGCATTACCAGCTATTTTACTAGAGGAAACAGAGTTTACAGCTAAATGTATTCCATCAATACTACCTGATACTAATTCACTTGAATCTACTGAGTTTGCAGCTAGTTCTGACGAACCTACTGCTCCAGTTGCTATTTTAGTAGCACTTATAGAGTTATTCGCTAAATCTGCGTTTACAATAGAGCCATTTACTATTTTTGATGAGTTTACAGAGTTTGCTGCTAATTTGCCTTCTGTTACTTGTCCGTTTCCAATATGTGCTGTATCAATACTGCCATCTGCATAATGTTCTGAATCTATAGAATCATCTGCAATTTTTGTTCCATCTACTGCATCACCTGCTATTTGTAAGGCTGCTACAGCTCCTGTTGCTATCTCACTAGTATTTACTGCATTTGCAGTTATGTGTCTACCTACAATTGCATTAGTTATAATCTTAGTGCCATTTATATTGTTATCTGCAATGTTTGCTGTTAAGATTGTGTTCGCTGCTATCTCAGCTGTTGTTATACTTCCTGCTACAATCTTACTTGCATTTACAGTATTGTTTGCTATTGCACTTGCTGTTCCTGTTAAGTTACCTGTAACATTTCCTTCTACGTTTGCTACAAGTGTTCCTGTTGCATAGCCTGTGCCTTCTGTGTTTACTACTGTGGTTGGTACAGTCTGTAAATCTTTAAATATTTTCCATTTACCTGAATCTCCAGCATCTCTGAATAAACCTGTATACTTATCTGTTCCGCCTACATCATACAATCCATAAAAACCTATGTCAACTGTATCTGCTGAACTATTTGTTGTCGCTAGTGCAAGAAGTGGGTCTGCTACATTGATTGTTGTAGAAGATACTGTAGTTGTTGTTCCTGATACAGTTAAGTTTCCAGATAACACAACGTTACCTGAGAAGGTTTGTCCGCCTAGTGCATCTGATTTTAATTCACTTGCACTTACACTATTCGCTGCTATTTTTGTTGCATCTATTGCGTTGTCTTGTATTTTTGCAGTTGCTACTGAATTACCTGCTAATTGTGCAGTGTTAATTAAACCGTCTGTAATAAAGTCAACACTATTAATTGCATTAGCTGCAATATGTCTTGCTACAATAGCATCGCTTACTATTTTTCCTGAAGTAACATTGTTATCAGCTATTTTAGCTGTTGTTACTTGTAATGCTCCAATATGTATAGTATCTATACTACCAGTTACTAATTCTGATGAATCTACTGAATTTGCGGCAAGTTCTGAAGAACCTACTACACCAGCTGCTATGTGTGATGCATCGATAACATCTGTACCAATCTTGTTAGCATTTATTGCGTTATTTGCAATGTTTGGGCCAGTAACTGTTAATCCTGCTATTTTAGCACCAGTAACTGCGTCATCTGCTAAGTGTATAGTATCTATACTACCAGTGACTAATTCTGCACTATCTACTGAGTTAGCTGCTATATGTCTTGCAACTATACTGTCCGTAGCTATTTTTGTTCCGTTTATATTGTTGTCAGCAATGTTTGCTGTTAAAATTGTGTTTGCAGCTATCTTACCACTTGTTATAGCAAGGTCTGCAATGTCTGCTGTCGCGATTGTTCCATTGACTATTTTTGCTGAAGTGACAGAATTATCTCCGAGTTTAGCAGTTGTGACAGCTCCTGCAGCGATCTTTGCAGTAGTAACCTGTAAACCTCCTAGATGTATCGTATCGATCGAGCCAGTAATTAATTCTGCGCTGTCGACACTGTTTGCTCCAAGTTGAGTGCTAGTGATACTCCCATCAGCAATATGATGAGCAGTAACGTTGTTGCCAGCAATTTTTGCAGTTGTAACTGCATTTGCCGAAATGTGAATTGTGTCGATACTACCAGTGGCAATTTCGCTTGAATCGATTGAATTTTGTGCTATCTCATTTGAGGTTATTGCATTTCCAGCTATCTTCGCTGTTGTAACTTGTCCTGTTCCTAAATGTATAGTGTCTATGCTACCTGTTACAATTTCTGAACTATCTACTGAGTTTGCAGCTAAGCCTGAAGCTGTTACAGAGTTATCTGCTACTGAAGTTACAGCAGTTGACTGTAGTTCTGCAGCTCCAACAGAGTTTGTTGCTAATTCTGCAGATGTTACAGAATTTAAAGCTAACTCAGATGCTGTAATAGCATTTGCAGCAATCTTACTTGCAACTACACTATTATTACCTATTGAGTCTTGTTGTACTAAAAATTTACCTATTAACGGCATTTTATGTTTGCTCCAAATACGATAGAACTATGTCTATTGAACTTGTCGTGTTTGATAGACACTTTATAATGTCACCTGCTTCTAAAACGACTTTTGCATCACCACCTATTGGAGCTAGTGTTGAACCCGCAGGTATTTCTACTCCATTTACTATTGAGGCGTGATGATTGGCACTTGCATTAAACAATTGAACAGTTGCTGTAATGTCTGCTCCTGCAACATTGCAAATATATAATCCTATAAGTGTTGTTGTTGTGCTATTTGGACAGGTATACACAGAGGTTAATCCTGTGCCTATATCTACTGCTGTTTCTGTTTTAAATGCTGATGCCATAATATTATCCTAATGCTATTGAGAAAGCTACGAGGTCGTCTGCTGTTAACGCTCCTTCTACATGACTGGCTAGTATTACTACTGTGCCATCTGCTTTCTTTGTATAAATTCTTTGGTCAGCCACATTCATAGCGATTTCATGAGTTTGTAAATCACTTGTCTGTGGCACTGAGTTTGTTGTCTCTGACCTTTTTGGTTTAATAACTTGAGCCATTCTTAGAATGTGCCACCGTCTATGCTATTAGACCATGCTATTGTTCCGTTTGCCCCAACTTGTAGAATTTGTCCTACTGCATTTGTTGAGTCGTATGTTCCTATTGATAAAGAAGCGAATGAACCACCTGTATTAGCACCATATAATAGTACTCCTTCTGGTAATGCGCTTACTCCTTTTAATCTTAAAGTATCTGAAGCTATTTCAATTGTAGTATCATCAACATTTACGGATAGTGTGTTTCCTGATTTTCCAAGACCGTCTCCTGCAGTAACACTACCAGCTCCTGAGAACTGTGTAAATCCTAAACCAGTTGTACCTAGTGTTGCTGAACCTGTTACGTTTGATAGTACAAATCCTGCATCTGCATTTACTGACCCTTCTTCGATGAAAGTAAAACAACCACCTGTCATACGTGCTGATGAATCGTTATCGGTTGCTCTTGTTAGTACAAAAACTGCTGATCCACTACCTACTGTAGTTACTGTATAAATACCATTTTGTGCTGTTGCAGTCTGATTTTTAACAAGTATTCTATCGCCAGTTGTAGGTGATACGCCATCTACAGCTATTGCTCCATTAGAGTCTCCTGTTAAAGTAGCTCCTACACCGTTTGTACCGTTGTTGTAAGCTGCTGCTAAATTAGCTGTTGTTGTTGCTCTTACTGAATCTTTAATATCTAGTGCTTGTTTTACTGCATCTACATATCCTTTATTTGCTGCATCTGTTGTGCTTACAGGAGTTCCTACGTTTAGGATTTTGTTTCCACCTGCGTCTACAGTCTGTGACCCAGCTATTGTTAAGCCTCCATCAAAGTCTGCTGATTCTGTAAATGTTGAAGTACCCGTAACTGTTATAGTGTCTCCACCTGCGTTACCTAAAGTAACGTTTCCATTTAAAGTTGTGTTTCCATCTACGTTTAAATTGGAATCAAAGTCTACATTGCCTTGACCGTTGAGTGTTCCTGCTATAATTGTATTACCAGTTCCACCTACTACAGAGAACTTGTTAGTATTAACTGTTAGATTACCTGTTGCGGCTATTGAAGTATTAGAACTTAAAGAGTTAACAGTAGCAGAACCTGATACATCTAAAGTACCATTTAAATCTACATTTTTACCAAATTGTATCTTTTCACCACCGTTAGTAGTTACTAATTTAATGTAAGATGTTCCGCCTTCATTGATATCTAACGCTGCTGCGTTATCATCTAAAATTGTTATTGAGTTGGCTTGAGTTGCTAGATTTAGAGTACCGCCATGTTTTAGAATTAAATCTGCCGCAGAATTTATTGTTAAGTTTCCGCTTGTTACTGTTTTTAATTCAAAAGTAGCTGAGGTAGTAGCAATAGTATTATTAGCACCTGTGATTACAGTAGAACCAGTTTTTAACTGATCAATCTTACTGTCTGAGCCTACTAATATAGCTGAACTAGCTGTTAAAGTACCTGCTGAATGGTCAAGCATTGCAACATACAAATCTCCTCCGATTGTTGTTACTGCGTTACCGACTGCCGGTGAGCCTACAAATAGCTTTTGCGAATTAGAAGAATATGCTAATTCACCAGCACCTAATGAGGTAGGAGCAGCGGAGGAGCTACTTCTTTTGATTTTAATGGTTTGTGCCATGATTATTTCCTATCGAGCTATTAAAAGCTCCCTGCGTCTACCGTGTCTGAGTCCGCTGAATTGTTACCTATCATTATAGGGACAAATTCAAAGTTTCCACTTGTTATTTCTCGGTAGATCTTTAACTGATTATCATCAGTGTCATAAAATAAATCTCCTTCAGCTAAGTTTGCAAGGTCTGCTGATGGAGCCGTTGTAGCAACATGAAATTGGTCTGCTAAAAAATTTAGTGCATCTTCGACATTGTTTGTGCCTACAAGAGTACCTGACGGTGAGGAAAGAGTTATCCCCGACGCATCACTGAGTGCTGCGGCTACTGCTGAAGAAATAGTAAGGGTGGTAGTATTAGAGGTGGCAGTTATAGCGCTAGTTTTAGGAGTTATAGTTACTGTTGTTGCCATTATCTTGTTACATTTGGAGTAACTCTTGCTACCCCCTCGATTATTCTTGTAATACTATCTGCTGATGTATTTTGCAATTCTAAATCATAATAGTATTTACCTGCAGCTACGTTACTTGTAACGGCATGCCCCATAGCCATATTTAATTTGCCTTGGGATCCGCTAGTAATAGTACATGTAAATGTTGCTGTAAGAGTGCTTGATGTGGGGGTAGGTCGCAACTGTGCTGTTGCTACGTGATTGCTAGTTAAAACTATTGGACTTCCATCTTCTGCAAGTGCAATTTCAAGGGCGAAATCCGCTCCCTGGTCAATAACTATATCATATTTTCCTGCTGCCATATTGTACTCCTATATGCTAAATTATATCAAAAACTTGAGGTGGTGTCAAGAACTATTTTTGAGGGGTATATGCTTGACCTACGAGTTCGGGAATTTGTCTTTAACTGCTTTCCTAGCTAAATAAAATTGTCCAGTTTTTGCTGTATCACCAAACTTTCCAGAATCAATATCGTGATATAATTTATCTAGTTGTTCATTAAGCATAGAATAATACTTTGCTCTTTTATCAGTAGAGTTTTCTGTTGTTGTAATTGTTATATCTGTCATGATTGTCTCGCTGTTGTTATCTTTTTAGTATAGTCTAGATAATCAAACTTTTGTAATTTTAACATAAAAGTGCCTGGGTCGTTAAAAGTTAAATTTAATGTAGTATCAGTCATAGTTGCTTTTAGTACATTATCTATGTATACTTTTGTTCCTACAACTAATCCTGTAATGCTTACAGTTCCTTCTAATGCAGGAGTGGTAGTGTTAAATGTAGGGTCAAATGTACTCTTTGCTACTATACCATCTTCTGTAGAATTTACCATATTAGTACTTGCGTCTATATGGTCGTCTTGTTCTACAGCTATATGACTAAAGCCTCTCTCAAGTTCTCCCGCTATTATATCCTCGTTTACTCCTCCTGTCGAAGTCCACGCTATTTGTTTATCTGATTGATAAAATATGTTCCATATCATATACTTTTTCCTCCTGTATAATCTTCTTCAAAAAATATTATTAATGCCCAATATATTGTAGTTGCTCTACCTCCGTCTATATCGTAAGCTTCAAGTTCTACTTTTATATTGTCTTTGTCTATATGCTCTCCATATATATGAAATCCATCATTCCATTCTGCTATTAACTCTTCTTCGCCTTCCTCTTCTTCATATATTTCTCCATCGCTATAAACTTCCATAGGTGGAAAACATCTAGTAGCGACTCCGCTAGTTATATCTGTAGAATGGGACCAACGTAATGCATAAGCAGGTCTTGCTGCTGTAGCTGCTCCAGAATTAGTACCCCATTCGTGATTTATAGTAGTAGCTACATCTGTAGTAGCACTTCCTCCTGTTATACTTAAAGTGCCTTGATGCCAAGAGTAAGATTGTAAACCTCCCCCTATGTGTGCTCCTCCATCAAAAGAAGTAGCTTCTAATTGACCTTGAGCATTCGTTGCTACTACATTTGCTGAAGCGTAAGGACTTGCATTAGTTCCCGCACCACTTCCTGTATTTATACCTGAAACAAAAGTTCCCCGAGATAAAGTAGGACTTCCTATTACTATAGGGGTACTATTAAACTGCGTTTGTCCATAGTCATTTAACCTAATCATAGGCCCATTTACTCCTCCCGGAGGTTGAGCACTACTACCGTAGTAAGGTTGATAGTTACCAGTTGCTTGATATGTATAATCATCTTCTACATAAGTAGTTCCATCTGGCATAGTTACAGTTACATTTCCACTAAAACTTGCTGTTGATTGTAAACTTAATATAGCTTTTACTATATAGAATCCACCTGCATCTATGTAATCATACTCTACTCGTGTGACATTTACAGTTGTTGTTCCATCACTAACAGTTGTTGGTTGTGACCTTTTTCCTAATACTACTCTTCCCATCTTAAAATAAACTCAATGTTGTAAAGTTCTGTTTTTCTGCGGAAGCAAATAAATCAAAACTTCCTGAACTTGCACTTAGTGTATACGTAATATTGGAAGTAAGTCCTGCTAGATTACTTACACTAGTTGTTACTTCTGAACTAGAAGCTGCACTTGTTGTTATTCCTGAAAAAGCAATAGGGCTGAATGTATATGGATTAAACATACTTAATGTAAAAGTTTGAGTAGTAGAAGTATTAACACTTGTTGTTATACTTGTAGAAGGAAGTGCTGTACCTGCTATAACTGCATCATAGTTGAGTGCAAATTTTTGCTCCTCTCCTCTATACCCTGTAGCTCCTTTTCCATCATCTACAGTTAACAAAATATCATCTAGTCCACAACTATCAATATCTGTACCTGCTCTAGATACAAATAATCCACCTTTACTACTATATCCTGCTGTTGAATTTGTTAGCTTGCCTTGCAGTACTCTTTTCTTGTCTTTTATTTCTCTTCCGCCCCCAACTAATCCTCTGCTTGTATCTGTTGTAGTTTGAGGATTTGCAAAATAAGTATCTGTCATATATCCATATGCACAGGGTATTCTTAACACTTTAAAACTTAAATCTGTAACAGCATTACCTGTTGTTCTTGTTCTGACTGTGGGATGTATATCTCCATCATAACTATTGTCACCTTCCTCTGCAGGATAAATATGTGTTTCAGTAAATTCTAGTGAATTTCTCAGACTTGTGTAAAAAGCATCTTCCTCATCACCGTCTCCGTCATATTCAAAGTCACCTTCGTTTGCTTCTGAAGAAACAACTAAAGGAATATACCCTAAAGTATCTTTGCTGCCTTTGAAATCAATTCCTGATGAACCTAAAGAAGATTGAAAACCTGTTCCATATACTACACCTCTTCTTCTTATTCTACTATCAAATATAGTATCTTTTGGCCCTGCAGTTGTAACATCAGCATTTTTCTTTGCTATTTTTAAGCCATAAGTATCGTAATCAAAATATACAGTATCTCCTACTGCTAAAAAACTATTTGCAATTGTGTAATTTAATCTTACATCATAACTAGTCCCTGAACTTGTGTCATGTTTACCTCTAACTGTATAGTATAGTCCATAAACTCCACCACCATAGTGGCCTGTATGATTTACTTGGTTTACTCCATCTATACTCATACTGCTACCGACAAGTATACTTTCTGGGTTAGTTACATTTAAATATGCACTAGTGCCATTACTATTTCCTTTTGCAGTAACAGTATGTTGAGTTCTTAATTTACCTAATATTGTATTGTTTCCCATTAGTCTTCTATTAATATCCTTTCGTTATTTCTATCTATTGTAAATTTGGAACCAACTGTTATTGTTTCCCCTGTGTCTACATTTCCTGATGTATCAAATGGTGAGTTTGCTATGCTTCCTACATTTATCTGTGCTGAACTTCCTCCTCCCGATAGTACACCTGAAGCTGATAATGTTACACTTGAATTTTTGAGTGTGGATGGAATAGCAACAGCTGAGTTAGTATCTCCCGCTTTGGTTATAGTTACATTAGTTCCATCCATAGCAATACCAATATCACTATTTAAGAATTTATTTGTAGCTGTTTGACCTGTTCCGCCTACTCCTACAGGGACTGTTCTATTAACATCTCCATCAGAATTAAGTCCTGCATTAGCTCTTACAGCTCCTGCCTTCACTGTTGAGGCTGCTGTACCGTTTACATTAGTAACATCTGCAGCAGTATTACTACTTGTTTGGTCGGCGTTATTAGATACTCCACTTAATCCAACGAGAGCTTGAGTAGCACTTACAGTTGAAGTTTCAGTACTTCCAATTTTTAATTTAATTGCTGTTCCTGATATGGCTACATCTAAAGAAGCGTTTTTAACATCATCGTCTCCTAATGTAGTTGTACCATTAGCTGCTTTAAGATTAGTGCCTAAAACTGCACCTACTGTAGCTCCTGTTGCTATACCACTCAGTTTAGTTCCTGAACCAGTTTCAAGTGAATTTAAATTAGTTAGTCCAACACTACCTTTGTCAAGAGTAGTTGATTGTATGACTGTTGAGCCTTTCTTAATTCTTATAGATGTACCGTTTGTATCTATGTCAAGACTGTCGTTTTTAACGTCATCGTCGCCTAATGTAGTTGTACCGTTAGATGCTTTAAGGTTAGTACCTAATACCGCACCTACTGTAGCTCCTGAAGCTGGTAAAACTGCGAATGCTTTTCCGGAGCCACCTATGTCAGCTGCTACTATCTTAGTGTTTGATATAACAGTATTTACCCCGGTACCAATACCAGTTAGCTGTCCGCTACCATTAATTGCTATATTAGAGTTTTTAAGTGCAGTAGGTACTGTGTCCGTTGAGTTAGTATCTCCTGCTTTTGTAAGTGTAATATTAGTACCGTCTAAGGTAATTCCTAAGTCACTATTTAAGAATTTATTTGTAGCTGTTTGACCAGTACCACCCTTACCTGTAGGGACTGCTCTATTAACATCTCCATCAGTAGTTAAACCTGCGTTAGCTGCTATAACAGCTTGTTGGGCGTTTGCTACAGTCTGAGTACCTACATTTGATACATTATTTGCTGTATTATTCCCTGTAATGTCAGCACCGTCTGTATATGAAAGTCCTAGTTTACCTTTTGTTATAGTAGTGGTATCAGTTGTACCATCTCCTTTTGTTAGTGTAAATACACCAGAGTTTCCTTGGCTAATAGCTATGCCGCTATTTAAAAATTTATTTGTATTTGTTTGTCCTGTTCCACCTACACCTACTGGTACTGCTCTGTCTACATCTCCATCAGAATTAAGTCCTGCATTAGCTCTTATAGCCCCTGCTTTAGTAGTACCTGTATCATTTATATCGTCAAGGTCTAGTGTTCCTCCACCTGCTCCTGTTAAAGCACCTGCAGAACTTAGAGCTATTCCTGAATTTAAGATACTTCCTGTTCCTCCGGGCGCAGTTCCAGCTCTTAGATTATTTAGCTTTGTTCTTTCTTCACTAGAAAAAACATTATTTACAACGGCAGTGCCTCCGCCTATTTGGAAACTGAATCTTCCCTCTGTATTATCAGTTGGGAATGTAACTCTGTTATTAGACTCTTGTAATTTAGCTGCTGCTTCTGCTGCATCTGATTTTGTAGTAGCATCTGAAGCTGCGGCTGTTTGAGCTGCTGTAGCTTTACTTTGAGAACCTGTAGTACTTTCTATACTCCCTGTTCCTCCAGGCAAAGTTCCTGCTCTTAAATTATCTAGTTTAGTTCTTTCAGTGTCAGAGAAAACATCTACATCAGTTGTACTACCATCATTTATTGAGAATCTCCAACGACCTTCTGTGGAATCGGCAATTGGTGTAAATTTATTCGCATCTTCAGGTGGTTTTGTTCCGCCTAAGTTTCCATAATCTTCTACATATCTTATAGGTACGCTCCAAGTAATCGTATTACTTGTTCCTGGTTTTGTTCCTACAGAGAACCATACTAATCCATCTCCAGATACTGCGTTTCTTGCAGCAGTAAGAGTAGAGTAC